AAATGGATTGCTAAAAACTCAGATATGGATACAGCTGCTTTGTTCGACACGTTTTATAACTCTGCTTCAGAGTATGTTGAGCCAAAGAGTATCCCGCAACTTGTTGTTATTCTTGCTGACTACCAATATAAATCAGCGTTTGTTGCCAATCAAGAATTAAACAGCATGGCTGCAATGACAGAGATAATGACATCATGTAAGTTTAAATAGTATGGAACCTATCCTATCGTTTGTATCATTAATCGCATTTATAGTGTTCCTAATATTTGTTTATATGTTTGGCTTTGTCCGTGGGTATGCTAAGAGGCAACAAGAAGCCATAGAGAAACTTAATGTGTTCGCAGAGATTTTACAAGAACAAGAGGCAGAGAACATAATCCCTGTGAGGATAGAACGCCAAAATGATATATTTTATGTATACCATGAAAAGGATTCGTTGTTCCTGGCACAAGGCAAATCTCTAGAAGAGATACGCGATCTATTAACCAAGAGATTTCCTGGCAAGCGTGTAGTCGCCAGCAATGACAACGTGAAAGATGTGGGGATTATATCATGAGCAAGCTGTCTCCATTCGATTTCTTAAATGCTATAAATTCCACCAAAGAAGATCTATTAGAAAAAGATCCACAAAACATAAAAGACTACAACTCTTTTATGGTTAACAAAGGTCTTTCTTATTTCCCTGATACAGTTCTACAGGCAAATGAGATGAATCGACTTTATGATGCACCTAAAAAATGGCAATTTCAATATTTACTAAATAGTATTACCAAGAAGAAAAGGTTCTCGAAATGGCACAAGGCAGATGTGTCCCGAGAGGTTTCTTTGGTCATGGAATACTATGGATATTCCACTGAAAAGGCGACTAGAGTTTTGGATATATTAACTCCAGAACAATTGACAAATATTGAAGAACGATTATACAAAGGTGGAACATAATGAGCGTCGAAATGATCTATTATGACTGGACGTCAGAATCATTACTAGAAGTAGTATTAGATGAACCAGACAATTTTTTAAAAATTCGTGAAACTCTAACACGAATTGGTATCGCATCTAGAAAAGACAAAAAACTTTATCAGTCTTGCCACATATTACATAAGCAAGGCAGATATTTTATTGTTCATTTCAAAGAACTCTTTGCGCTAGATGGTAAAGAATCCAACATTACAGCAAATGATATTGAGCGAAGAAACACTATCGCCAAACTGCTGGCTGATTGGGAACTTTTAACTATTCTTGATTCCAAGAAAGCAGAGCAACAAGCATCACTTTCCCAAATTAAGGTTGTCTCTTTTAAAGAGAAAAACGAATGGGAACTTGTACCCAAGTATAACATCGGTAAGAAAAAATAACTGATTTACCTTACCCAATTCTAATGATTTTCATTAGAGTGTTTTTTGTTGTTTCCGCTATATAATTATACGGACATTATTCCGTATCTTTAATTAAGGAGAATTATTATGTGGACAACACCAGCAGCTACTGAAATGCGTTTTGGATTCGAAGTAACTATGTACGTAATGAATAGATAATTCGAGATAAAAATATCCAACAAAACCCACTTCGGTGGGTTTTTTGTTATAAATAAAAATGACTTCACCTTAGGACCGCTAAGTTAATGAAGTGCTATAAAGCGGATGTGGCATTCGACATCGCTGGATCTCGTAACCAGCAAAAACTTCTTGCCTTCGGGAAGAAGACTTTACAATCTAACTCGCTTAATAGGAGAAAAAAATGTTAGAACAAATCAACACGTCAATCGACGCCATCTCTGGTGTCAAAACTAAATTCGTTGAGACATTCGTCAAAAACGAAGAAATCAAAAACCAACTCCAAACTTTTATTGATGCTCAGCAATCATTTGCTAAGACAGTAGCCAAGACCACAGTAGATTTTTTTACTACGCTCGGAACTTCTGCTATGGCATTTGACACAGCACGTGCATTCAATAAATCAAAGAAGGGAGTATAACATGGTTAATAAATTTTTACCAGATGCGTTGCTAAACCCATCATTTCAAATCAAAGATTTCGACAAATTTTTTGTAGGATTCGATGATCAATTTAATCGTATGGCCAAATTCAGTGAGGATATTGCTAAGAATATTCCAAACTATCCACCATACAACATTATCAAGAACGATGAGAATCATTATACCATTGAACTCGCTGTCGCTGGCTTCGGTCAACAAGACATCGATATTGAGATGGCTGATGGTAAACTAATCGTCAAAGGTAATGTTCAAAATGCAGATACTGAAGATGGTAACTTCTTGTTTAAAGGAATTGCTAATCGTGCTTTCACTCGTTCGTTTGTATTGAACGATGAAGTAGTTGTTCACAACGCTGAACTTTTCAATGGTATGCTTAAAGTTTTCTTGGAGCGTCTAGTTCCAGAAACAAAGAAACCTAAGAAAATCGCAGTAAAAACACGCAACGAAAAGCAATTGCTAAATGAGGAGAAACAAGATGCGACTGCTTAAATATATTGGCAACTTCTTTGTTTCTCTGAGTGAAGGTATCCATAATTACAGAAATTACAAAAGTGGGAAAGTGAAATAAAATTATATGACAGCAACACTACATAACCTTGAGAGCGCACTGGCTGGAGAGTCAATGGCGCATATAAAGTATCGTTACTTTGCAAAAATTGCTCGTGAAGAGGGATTTGAAGATGTAGCGAAACATTTTGAACATACTGCGGATCAAGAAATTAAACATGCTTGGGGTCACCTCGAGTTGCTAATCGGCAAGCCAACTACTAAGGAATGTTTGCAGAAAGCAATTGATGGCGAGACTTATGAGTATACAGAAATGTACCCACAGTTTGAAGCAATTGCTATAAGAGAAAAAGATCTCGAAGCTGAGAAAGAAATGCGTGGTCAGATTCAAGAATCATTTGAACACGCAGAAGCATTTAAGGCTGTATTGGCTAAAGCTGAAAAGCGTTTTGCTGCTTTGAAGAAAGTAGAAGAGCGCCACGCTAATGCTTACAAACAGGTCATGGGGAGTTTATAATGGATTACGTATGTATAGTATGTGGCCACGTACATGATGAGGAAACAGAAGGTAAGTGGGATGAACTTCCCGATGACTTTGAATGCCCAGAGTGTGGTGTTGGTAAAGAAGATTATTACGAGATGTAATTAGTCATGGCAGGTAGGGGAACTTTCGGGTTCCCCTAAATATCTGTTATGATGAAAGCAAAAATATTTAAAAATCTGGTGTCCTTTGATTCAGTCCGTCGCAAAGACTGGAACTTAAAGATATCTGTATATCAAGATAAGCATGTGATGCTTCTGGCGCAGCACAGGTTGATACCAGAGCAAGCATTTATAAAACACTTTAGTGAGTTAGAACATGCTGCCAGTTTTATTGATTTTTTAATTGAACAGGATTTCTATGACAGTCAAAATTTTTAAGTTATTAACAGGTGAAGAAGTAATTGGCAGTGAAGAAGCACAAGATAGTGATAGTATTACATTGAAGAACCCAGCAGTAATTCTAATGCGCCAAACAGAAGATGGAAGATTTACTGTTGCGCTTGCGCCTTATATGGCTTATGCAGAGTTTGGAACTGTTATTATTTACAGAACAGCCATCGCAGCTGACTGTGAACCCGATGTAAAAATGGTAAATGAATACAGTAGGATCTATGGTTCAGGCATTGAAATTGCAAACACCATGCCAAGTATCCAACTATCATAACTTGCTTTTAATTCAAATCTCAGGTATACTTGTTATATCTGGGATTTTTTATGGGCGATTATTATGTATATGTTCGATGTTGAGACTCTCGGAGTTGAGTCTACCGCTGTTATATTGTCAGCAGCAATATTATATTTTGAAGAGGGCGATGATTATGACACACTTCTCAAGAAAGCATTGTTTGTTAAACTCGACAGCAAATATCAAATCGAACATCTCAAGAGAACAGTTGATCCAGAAACATTAAAGTGGTGGTCAAATATCCACCCTTCTATTCGCGAATTAAGTTTCGTGCCACATCCTTCCGATATGCATCCAGCTGAAGGTATAGATAAAATAAAACAATACGTAAAACAATATGGTCCCAATGTTGTGTGGGCACGTGGATCTCTTGACCAAATGGTTATCGATAGTCTTTGCACAAAACTTGACACAGACAAGATTGTACCGTATAATAACTGGAGAGACGTTAGAACAGGTGTCGAGATACTATGTTCAACAGCAAAGAACGGATATTGTGATGTGAACCACCCTACGTTCGGTAGACACAATGTGATTAAACATCATCCAGTTCATGACTGTGCGCTTGATGCGATGATGTTACTTTATGGAGTATAAATGGAATTTTACACAAACGTAACAAAGTATGGCAATAAGTTATTGGTTCGTGGTGTCAAAAATGGTAATCCTTATAAAACAAGATTAGATTTTTCGCCAACGCTATACATAAAATCAAACAAAGAAACTGAATGGCGCACACTTTTTGATGAGCCAGTGAGCGAAGTTAAGTTTGCTGACATCAACGAAGCGAGAGAGTTCATTGAGAAGTATAAAGAAATTGAGAGTTTCAATATTTACGGAAACGCAAACTATGCTCATCAATATATCAGCGACAACTACTCAAACGATATTCGTTGGGATGTTGAGAAAATTAAAACATACTCTATCGATATCGAGGTAGGCGCTGAGTTTGGTTTTCCTAGTGTCGCTGCAGCATCAGAAGAAGTTCTTCTAATCACCCTCCAAAATAATTTCACTAAAGAGATTACTACTTTCGGTAGTCGTCCATTCATCGGTGAAGAGAACGTAAATTACATTTTATGTTCAAATGAATCGCACCTTCTAAAAGAGTTTGTGATTTTCTGGAACAATGTTTCGCCTGATATCATCACAGGCTGGAATGTAAACTTCTTCGACATTCCTTATCTTGTTCGCAGGATTGAGAAGGTTCTTGGCAACTCCCTCGCTAAAAAATTATCGCCTTGGGAAGTAGTGAACGAACGCAAGATTCATGTCAAGGGCAATGAAGAAATCTGTTATGACATTTTCGGTGTTTCTATCTTAGATTATATCGACCTCTATCGTAAGTATACATATACCGCACAAGAATCATATAAACTTGATCACATAGCATTCGTTGAACTTGGCGAGAAAAAACTGGTAAACCCAGAAGATAACTTCCATGACTTTTACACAAACCACTGGGATAAGTTTGTTCGCTATAATATCCATGACACTAAACTTGTGGATAGATTAGAAGATAAAATGAAACTCATTGAATTAATAATTACCATGGCGTATAACGCTAAGATCAATTATGAAGATGTGTTTTCTCAGGTTCGTATGTGGGATAATCTCATCTATAATAATCTTCGCCAGAAAAAGATTGTCATCCCAGAAAAAACTAGAAGTACCAAAACAGAAGCGTTCGAAGGTGCTTTCGTTAAAGAGCCATTGCTCGGACTACATAAGTGGGTAGTTTCTTTTGACTTGAACAGTTTGTATCCTCACTTGATTATGCAATATAACATGAGTCCCGAAACGATAACCGATCAAAAGATTCATGGTGCCACTGTTGAAAAACTTTTGACGAAGGAGGTTGATACTTCTTTCGCACACAGACAAGATCTAACAGCAACAGCCAATGGTATTTGCTATCGAAAAGATATACGTGGTTTTATGCCTGAGTTGATGGAACAAATGTATGTGAATCGTTCTAAGTATAAAAAGCAGATGCTTAAAATTGAACAGGAATATCAAAACGATAAATCTAAGACACACTTACTCAAAGAAATATCCAGACTACAGAATCTACAGATGGCTATGAAGATTGCGCTAAACTCTGCTTATGGCGCTATTGGTAACCAGTACTTCAGATACTTTGACGTGAGGATTGCTGAGGGTATTACTACATCGGGACAGCTCTCTATTCGTTGGATGGCCAATGAGTTTAATCGGTATATGAATAATGTATTGAAACCAGCTGAAGAAAAAGATTATGTTATCGCCATTGACACAGATTCTATTTACTTGTCTCTAGAAGAACTGGTTGAACGCACTTGTGCTGGTAAAACCGATGAACAAAAGATTAAGTATATGGATAGAATTTGTGAAGACATGTTCCAACCTTTCATTGATACCACATATACTAATCTTGCGAAATACATGAATGCGTATTCTCAAAAGATGCAGATGAAGCGTGAGGTGTTGGCTGACACAGCTATTTGGGTTGCGAAAAAACGATATATCTTAAATGTGCATAACTCAGAGGGTGTTCAATATGCCCAACCAAAATTAAAAGTGTCTGGTCTTGAGATGGTTAAATCATCAACACCACAAGTTATCCGCACTAAGATGAAAGATGTATTGAAGGTTATCTTAGCAGGAAATGAGAAGAATCTTCAGAAATACATTACTGACTTTTTGAACGACTTTAAAAAGTTGTCAGTTGAGGAGATAGCATTTCCTCGTGGTATGAATGGTCTTAAAGACTATGGCTCTTCAACAACAATCTATAAGAAGGGTACGCCAATTCATGTTCGTGGTGCTTTGTTGTTTAATCATCTGCTGAAGCAACATAAACTTGAAAAGAAATATTCACCTATCCGAGATGGTGATAAAATTAAATTTATTTACTTGAAGACACCAAACACAATTCAAGAAAATATTATTGCCTTTGCTGGTGAACTGCCAGTAGAGTTTAACTTACACAAATATATAGATTATGATTTCATGTTTGAGAAAGTTTTTCTTGATCAACTTGAAACATTAATCCAACCAATCGGTTGGTCTATTGAAGAAAAATCTAACCTAGAGGAGTTTTTTGGATGAAAAATGTTAATTACTTATTGGCAGCAATTTTACTTGCTGTTTCTTTTCCCGTTATCGCAAACAAAACACCAGCAAGTGTTGAGTACAGTTGGAAAGTTACTAAAGTAAAAGATGGCGATACTGTAGAATTTGAGGCGAACTTTTTACCTAAACCATTGAAGCCTGTTTTAAGTGTGCGTGTATTCGGTGTTGATACACCAGAGAAAGCTCCACGTGCTAAGTGCGAATCAGAGGCACAGTTAGGATTGAAGGCATCTGAGTATACGAAAAAGGCAGTAGCTGAAGCAAAAGACATTAAAGTTTCTCTCATGTCATGGGATAAATTTGGTGGTCGTGTTCTTGGGGATGTAATTTTAGATGGTAAGAGTTTACGTCAAGGACTTATTCAAGCAGGACTTGCAAGAGAATATTATGGAGAAGCCAAGGAATCTTGGTGTAAATAATTGACATTTATACATATATCATGTATAATATTAATATAAACATACGAATATACGGAGAACAATATGGATTTTTTAAAGACAATCGTTAAGGAACTTGACAATGAATATGCTGGATTGGCTGATGATGGCATTGTTGGTGATACTGCTAGTTTCATTGATACTGGCAGTTATGCGTTCAATGGTTTACTCAGTGGTTCTATTTTTGGCGGTCTACCTTCTAATAAGGTTACAGCACTTGCAGGAGAAAGTTCAACAGGAAAAACATTTTACGCCCTCGGAATATGTAAAAACTTTCTCAACCAAAACTCATCAAATGGTGTCATATACTTTGAAACAGAAGGTGCTATGACAAAAGACATGCTCGTAGAGCGTGGTATTGATGTGCGAAGATTTGTTATTGTTCCTGTATCTACAGTTCAAGAGTTTCGTACTCAAGCAACTAAAATCCTTGATGCTTATGATAAGCGTCCAAAAAATGATCGACCAAAATTAATGATGTGTCTTGATTCATTGGGTATGCTTTCAACTACTAAAGAGATGGAAGATGTCGCTGAGGGTAAAGAAACACGTGATATGACACGTTCCCAATTAGTTCGTGGCGCTTTCCGTGTGCTTTCATTGAAACTTGCTAAACTCGATATTGCTATGATTGTTACTAATCATACCTACGCAGTTATCGGTGCATATGTTCCAACGAAAACAATGGGTGGTGGTGATGGTCTAAAATATGCTGCCTCAACAATTGTTTTCCTTTCTAAGTCTAAGGACAAAGACGGAACTGAAGTTATCGGTAATATCATTAAGTGTAAATTAGAGAAGTCCAGATTCACCAAAGAACAATCTATGGTTGAAACGAAACTATCATTCACAACAGGTCTAGATCGTTACCATGGTCTTACAGATTTAGCAGTTGAAGCTGGTATCTGGAAGTCACAGGGTGGTCGTATCGAACTTCCTGATGGTAAGAAAATATTTGGTAAGCATATCTCTGAAGATCCAGAAAAATATTTCACAAAAGAATTCTTAGAACAAATTGATGTGTTCGTAGGAAAGAAATATAAATTTGGACATGATGAGATTGTAACAAAACATGATGATGCTGCTGAAGAGATGGAGTTGGAGATACTAGATGAAGACAAAGTATGAGTTAATCGAATCAAAAAATAATGATGCAATTTACACAGTTTGCTTGACATCTGGCAAATTTAAGGGTATAATGTATGAATATGGTAAGGTAGAATTAAGTGCTGTTGAGACAGATGATGGTCCAGGAACAAAACTCCACTTTAGTTATGATTTACATAATGTTGTTGAAAGCGATAAATTCGATAAAGTGGAGTTTGAGCAGGTAATAGGTGAGATCCTTCATGGTTTAATTCAAGAAGGTGTCGAAAATAATTCAATTGTTTATTCAGGTGGTGTTGATGAGGATAGAGAAAACGATTCTAGCGAATCTACTACATAATGAAAATTACTGTCGTAAAGTATTACCACACATAGATGCATCTTATTTCTCAGATCGTAAGGAGAAAATTCTTGCGACTGAGATTATTAAGTTTTTTACAACATACAATAAACCAGTAACAAACGAAATCCTTTCTATTGAAGTTGGTGCTAGGAAAGATGTGTCTGAAGATGAATCAAAAGATCTTCAACAGTATGTTTCAGAACTAACATCTCAAGATACTATTCAAGATTGGTTAGAAGTTGAGACCGAAGCATTTTGTAAACAGAGGGCTGTCTATAATGCTATTATGGAATCTATTAAAATTATCGAAGGAAAAGACAAGAACAGACAGCAAGATGCCATCCCATCATTACTTTCTGATGCTCTTGCCGTTTCTTTCGATAATCATATTGGTCACGATTATCTGGAAGACTTTCAAGAACGATGGGATTTCTATCATAGAGTTGAGGAAAAACTTCCCTTCGACTTGGACATGCTCAACACAATCACAAAGGGTGGGTTGTCAAGAAAAACATTAAACATTATTCTTGCTGGTACAGGTGTTGGTAAATCTTTGTTTATGTGTCACGTTGCTGCGACTTCTTTAATGCAGGGCAGAAATGTTTTATACATAACTATGGAGATGGCTGAAGAACGTATCGCTGAACGTATTGATGCGAACTTACTTAATCTAGGTATGGATGAGTTGGCTGTTGTTGATAAAGAATTATTTGAACGTAGATTGATGAAAGTTCAAGATAAGACAAAGGGTAAACTGATTGTTAAAGAATATCCAACTGCCTCTGCTCACGCAGGACACTTTCGTGCTGTGTTAGAAGAACTAAAGATGAAGCGTGAGTTTTCGCCTGATATTATTTTTGTTGATTACTTGAATATTTGTGCGTCATCTAGATTAAAGATGGGTGCGAATGTAAACTCTTATACATATATCAAGAGTATCGCAGAAGAGCTTCGTGGGCTTGCTGCTGAATATAATGTTCCAGTTATGTCAGCTACTCAAACAACAAGAAGTGGTTTTACTAATAGCGATCCAGGACTTGAAGATACTTCAGAATCATTCGGTCTTCCCGCAACGGCAGACTTGATGCTTGCTTTAGTTTCGACTGAAGAACTTGAGGAACTTGGACAGATAATGGTGAAGCAGTTGAAGAATCGATACGCTGATCCAGGAAATTATAAAAGATTTGTGATTGGGGTTGACAAACCTAAGATGAAGTTATATAATGTTGAAGTGAGTGCTCAGTCTAACATTGGTTCTCAAAATCAGAGAACGACTACATATACTAAGGAAGACAATGATGTTCCATTGTATGACCGAAGTAAAAAGAAAACAATAGACGCTGAGTTCAATTTTTAAGGAAAATAATATGACACGTGTTATTATAGCAGAAACTAAACATGATTGCGAGAAACTTCTTGGTATGTTTCTTGATGAAAAAGACTACGATATCTTAATCGAAGAAGATACAGATTGTTATCTTCCAGATAGTATCGAAGGTAAGGCAACAGAAAAAAATATTGCCTTTAAATTTAGGAAGAACTTCTTCACTAAAGAAGAGCAAGAAGCAGCTTATGTTGGGTTGCGCGAAGCTGCACAAAGAACAGAAAATCGTGGGCTTGCTTCTGGTGTTAAAGCAGGAACATCTGTTACAGGTGAAGGACGTGAGTGGGTTACCAACTATCAAGAAGAAATGATGAATGCTATTCTTGATGATGTGAAAAAAGATTCTCATGGTTGGATGCTTGAAGGCGATATCATTGATTTGATTCGTGAGAAATATCCAACTGAAGAATCTAGACTGAAGGCATTGGGTTCTGGTAAGAACAATGTTTGGGTCATCTCACGTTTCCGTGGTAAATTTAACTTTGACGATTGGGTCGATTCTATCAAACCACTGAGTAAAGAAAAGCGTGTTTTGTCGACTCACGAAGTTCAAAAGATGATAAGCGAAACATCTTACGGTAATCCAGTTGACTCTGGTATTGCTGGTTGGTTTGACAGATATCCACGTATCCCATATGGTCGTGCTACTTCATATACACGTGATAATTTCGATAAATTTAAAATGTCGTTTCCATTTCTACAGCACTTGGCCAAGGGATTTGAAAGTTTATTGCCAGAAAGATATGCGAAGCAAAAAGCTGCAACTAATAAAATTGATCCAGGATTTGTTGTTCCGAATACACCATTCACAACTGTTACCGTAAATAAAACCTTTAGAACTGCAGCTCATAGAGATGCTGGTGACTTTACTGAGGGTATGTCTAACTTGATGACACTATCAAATGATGGACGTTATACAGGTGGATATCTAATTTTCCCTGAGATTCGAGTTGCAGTGAATGTTCGTCCAGGCGACTTGTTGCTTGTGAACAATCATGAGATTATTCACGGCAACACCCCCATCGTTTGCGAAGAAGGTTCTGAGCGCATCTCTCTTGTTGTTTATCTTCGTGAAAAAATGCTTGAACTTGGCAGTAAAGAATATGAAGACGCGAGATATGAATATGTTGAAACTCGTCGTAACAACACAGAGCGTCCTGAAAAGATTAAGAATAAACTGTGGAATGGTGTTTCTCCTGGGATGTGGGAAGAACAAGAGTGGTATGATTATTGTTCAGAAAAACTTGGTCACGATGTATTAGTAAAATATCATCCAAAGGCGCAAGCCATGAAAGAAATTGCTGGACAAAATTTAATGGAGATGGACCTGTGAAAATTTTTATTCCAATGCATGTGTTTAATAATTTCGGTGGTATTATTAATCACAATGAACAACTGATTGCTGGTCTTAAAGACTTGGGTCATGAGGTCACTTTCGCATACATTAAACCAACTCATACTGCACCAAAACCTGTCGATGTTTCCACGTGTCCCGAGGGATATGTTATGGGAGCAGGTACAGGCTATCCTGTGCATCAAGGTAAGGGGTGGATCGCTCCATACTATTCTTTAAAAAATAATGATAGTATTAAAAAGTTTGTGGAAGATGCGAACAAACATGACATCGTTATTTGGCAATCTGTGTTTGGGTTTAAAAATGCCGAAACAGAGAAGTATACTGACTGGATTCCAATGATTGAAGATGTCAACGCAAAACAGGTTGTCATTGTTCATGATGGTAACCTGAAGAAATTATACAGCTGGATTCATAAGTTTAGTCATAAGTTTTCTGGCATCGCATGTGTTCATCCTGCTGCATATAAATCAGCTGACTTTATGCCAGTTCCAAGAAACATGCTTCTTAACCCACAAGATCTTTCAGAGATTCCGACTCCAGGTCTTTGGGAAAATCGCAAAGATGTTATTCTTTCACTACAAACATTCAAGCGTTGGAAACGTGTTGACGACCTTGTCTATGCTATCCCATACATTAATGGTAAAGTAATTGTTGCTGGCGATGGTATGGAACGTGCGTATATGACATCGCCTGATAAGTGTAAACCTGAATATCATTGTACCAAAGAGAAAGATTCTAACGCTACCGATGATATGGTAGGAAAAAAGATCTGGGACAATGCGATGGCTACAGGAAATATGGCATACGTTGGTTTTATCACTGAGGGTAAACGTGACTCTATTTTAAACAACTCAAAGTTTTTGATTGATACATCATGGACAACTACATATGGCGAACACTTTAATCGTGTTATTGTTGATGCCATGCGTGTTGGTGTTGTACCAATTGCTCGAAATTTGGGAGTATCAGATTATGAGCATGGTAATGGAACATTGTTTAAAGTTGATGAAAACTATTTGATGATTCCTGCCGATGCAACACCGAAACAGTTCGGCGATTATATTAACAAATACTTAAACATTAGTCAAGAGAAATATGAGCAGATTGTCCAGAACAACTATGAAGTCCTCAAATTATTCGACCGCAAAACTATCGCCCAGCAATATATTGATCTTGCAATGGGTAAAGATGCTGGCTATTATGAAAAGAACGAAATAGGTTCTTTGGCTACTTCACCGAAGGCAGTCTCTACAGGGAACAAACTCTGGGAAGACCACTTCGAGGTTGCCAATGTAGCTGTTTTGGATGAGTTTTTTGGTTAGGGGCTGGCTCTTACGATAACTAAATAATGGAGGGACTAACCCTCCATTTTTCACATAGGAAACTCGAATGCGCTTCTTACAGGAGTTACAATTCGACTGGATAACCTTACTGAATTTTAGTAAGCGTCCTTTCAGAGCCAAGTTCATTCCAGCAAAAGTGTGGAATGATCTAGACATGTATCGTAATGATTCTCATGGGCTTTCTAACTATGTTAAAAAGTGGAGAACAAAGATAGAATGGAAACCCGAACTATCCAAGAAGAAAGTATTTGATACTCATGTTGCTGTAGGTGGCGAGTATGATATGGAATTTAGACAATGCTGTCTTATCATTTATTCCAAGGGTGGATTCGATAAGTTTCCATTTACTGAAAAAACATGGGATGCGTTTAAGTATAAAATAATCCAAACTGAGATGCATGAGATAATCCATTTTATGCAGTATGATAGACGTGGTGATGAGTGGTCTGGTTATGTTGTTCCATATAAGAAGGTGGGATCAAAGAAGAAGGATGATGAAAGAAAATATCTTTCTGAGTTTGATGAGATACAAGCGTATGCTCATTGTGTTTACCTAGACTTCAAAACTAAGAGACCGAATATACCTGTTCCAGTTTTATTAGAACGATGTAAAAGAAAATCTGACTCTCAAACATTCGGATATATAATGAGAACATTTAATCGCGATTTTCGTAATAACGAAGCTCTCCCAAAACTTGTTCAACAGATAGCAAAGTGGGATAGAAAATATGAACGAAAAATGCGAACACAACGTAGGCTCAAACAATAATTATAAGAGAGTAGTATAATGGCTTCTATTACTGGATCAACGAAATATGGTGAAGGACACAAAGTTGTCCTAAAAGAAGCCGACAAAATTTCTGCGTCAACAAAAAGCATTTTAACAAAGTCAGGATTTACTCCTGGCCAAACTGTGTTTTCTATCGTCAGACAAAATCTAAAGACACTTAAAGTAGCAAAGAGTATTGTTCTTGCTCCTGGTAAAGATATGATTTACATGAAAGATAAGAACAATAAAATTGTTCTGTTCAGTGGATCTGCAAGTTCAATTGATGGATTGTTCAACCATTATAGCGAAAATTCTAAAAGCGACACTGGTTTATTAACAGAGATAAAAGAACTAATTAGTATGTACATGTTCGAAGAGATGATCGAGCGTGGTAAAGTATTGTCTGAAGATGCGGTAATAAAGAAGTTGGGATCTAATGGTTCAAAATTCAGTAGTGTTTACTACGAAAGTTCTTTGAAGCAAACTAAGACATTGAAGAAAAAGATAAAAGGTAAGGGGTTTGAATACGAACGCCAAGGTAAAAACAAAACTGAAGCTGTCTATAAACTTGCTCGAGAACTATCCAAAAAGTCAAACGATAATTGGAATCCTGCCGATGTCTGGATGATTAAGAAAACATTCGACATGAAAAAAATTACAAACGCAAACTCGTTAGATGAATTGAATACAAGTATCGCCAATGCGTATAAGAAAGGTGAGGTATATCCTATATCTTTAAAACAAGTTTCTAACGCAGAAGCAGAGTTTAATGTTATCGATGCATCATCACAAATGAATCAGAAATTAGAATATGATTTTAAGTTCGAGAAGGTAGACTTATCAGATACGTATGCTAATTTTATTGTTCAAACTAAATCTGGTTTCGCAGTTCGTTGTGGTTTTAAAGCATCTGCAACAACATTGAATGTATCATTAGAAGGAAGGTTTATTGGCGCAGGGTATCAACTCGGCGCAGTAGATGCTAAAACTTTTGGACCATACATTAAAGAAAAGTTTGGTTATGAGTTAAGAAGTGGTGTTGGTGTTACGGCAGCACAACAGAAGAAAGCTCTTGAAGAATTGAAAATAATATTCGGAAAATATCCTAGACTTTCTAATACCATTAAAGATTTTAAACACGCAGAACAACTATTCAAAACTGCCGACAGTTTGACAAAAGACAGATTTGCCAATATTATATCTTACCTCTATGCTGTTGTTGGGTTGCCAAAAAACACCAAGCAGTTTGAGGAAGTTATGACTTACTGTTATTTTAGTTCTAAAAAGATAACTACTGGAGCGTGTCTGTACACCATCCTACAATAACCCTACCAGCAGTAGGGGTATTAAATAAAGTGCTTGACATTAATTTGGAAATAGGGTATAATAAAGGTATGAAGTTAAAAGAATATCTACTAAAAGAAGAAGAAAAACTGGGTCGTCTCTCCATATTCGATATTGACGACACCCTCTTCCATACGACTGCCCAAATCGCTGTTGTCAAAGATGGTAAGAAAATTAAGAAACTTACCAATCAAGAATTTAATACATACAAACTTGCTGCTGGCGAGTCTTTCGACTTTTCAGAATTTAAAGATGCTGCTAAATTCTACAAAGAATCTGAGCCGATCAGCAAAATGCTGAATGCAGCCACAAAGTTAATTTCTGCTACAGATAAAAATCCTGAGAACAAAGTTATCATCGTTACTGCTAGAGCGAACTTTGATAATAGAGAAAAGTTTCTATCAACTTTCCGTAAGCATGGAATTGATATCGATAAGGTTCATGTTGAAAGAGCAGGAAATATGACTCTTAATAATTTGCCGAATCTTCCAGCTGTTAAGAAAGCCATTATCATTAGTCAGTATTTGAAGACGAATAAGTATTCTAGAGTGTCGTTGTTTGATGACAGTATGGATAATCTAAAAGAATTTTTAAAATTAAGATCTAAGTTTGTGATGGTTAGATTTAATGCGTACTTGGTTCTTCCAAGTGGACAAATAAAGTTGGTAAAATAATGTTAAAATTAAAATCGTTTATTGCTGAAGAGAAAAATACCCATATGGAACACATTGAAGATTTGGTCTTCAATGATGGAGTAAAGGGTGTACGCAAAGCAATAAACTTCCTACAAGATTTGCGTGATATGCTCGCAGGAAACTCTGGCAGTAAAATTACTGCTACGGTAAAGTGGGATGGCGCACCAGCTGTATTTGCTGGCATCGATCCTACTGATGGAAAGTTCTTTGTTGCTAAAAAGGGTGTCTTCAATAAGAATCCAAAAGTGTATAAAACTGCTGCTGATGTCGATGCTGATACTTCAGGCGACTTGGCTTCTAAATTAAAATTAGCACTTTCAGAATTTAAAAAGTTAGGAATTACTTCTGGTGTCTATCAAGGCGACTTGATGTTTACAGATGATCTTAAAACAGAAACGATTGACGGAACAAAGTATACAACCTTCCATCCTAACACTCTTGTTTATGCTGTTCCTTATGACAGCTCTCTAGCTGCTAAGATTCGTTCTGCCAAGATTGGTGTTGTCTGGCACACAACTTATACTGGCAATTCTTTTGAATCGATGAAAGCAACTTTCGGTCTACCGATTGTTTCCAAGTTTAAGAATGTATCTTCTGTTTGGATGGACGACGCCAGCTACAAAGATTTGTCTGGCACTGCTACTTTCACCAGCAAAGAAACCCAGCAAGTTACAACTATGCTCTCTCAGGTAGGAACATTGTTTAAACAAATTGATGCTAAGACGTTGAACGCTATCTCTGGCAACCAAGAACTCTCTCTTCTCATTAAGACTTTTAGTAACACAAAAGTTCGTGCGAATGAGACTATGACTAATCCTAAGAAATATGTCACTGAATTATTTGATTATATCCACAATAAATATCAGAAGGATATGGATAAGCTGAAAACCGAAAAGGGTAAGGCTGGCGTAGAAGCAAAACGCAAAGAAATTATGTCGTTTTTTGCAAACAACGATCGTGCTTCTATAGAGGGTGTTTTCCAAATAACTGCTCTTTTGGCTGAAACCAAGAAGCTGATTATTGCAAAGATGAATACAGCTGGTTCTATAAGCACTTTCCTAAAGACAACAAGTGGCTTTAAAGTTACTGGCGCTGAGGGATTTGTGGCTATCGATCATCTTACAGGTGGAGCGGTTAAAATCGTTGACCGATTAGAGTTTAGTAGAGCCAATTTTTCTCCCGATATAATTAAGGGTTGGCAAAGATAAGAAAACAATTCCACTAAATAATAGTGGTAATAACATTTATAGATGGGTAAAATGAAGAAATATAGACAGCTAATTAAGGAGTTGCCTTCTAAGAAGGTAGTATTTGCCTTTGGTCGGTTCCAACCACCAACAACTGGGCACGAACTCCTAGTAAAAGCTGTTCAAAAAATTGCGTCGGCACAAGGTGCTGACCATGTCATATATGCTTCTAAGACCGAAGACAAGAAGCAAAATCCCCTACCCGTCTCACGTAAAGTTTACTACCTCCAGCGCATGTTTGCTGGGGCTAATTTCAAAGCAGCCAATGAGCAAGAGAGAACATTCATTGAAGCTGCGAAAGCATTAAACAAGAGATATAAAAACATTGTGATGGTTGCAGGCAGTGATAGAATTGCCGAATACAAAAAGATTTTAGAAAAATACAATGGTACAGAATTTAAGTTCGACACAGTATCAGTAGTTTCCGCTGGCGAAAGAGATCCAGATTCAGACAATGCCTCAGGTATGTCAGGAACTAAGATGCGTGAAGCAGCGAAGGCTGGCAAATTTAATGAATTTAAGAAGGGTATTCCCCACTCTTTAACAGTGTTAGATGCTCGTAGATTGATGAATGAGATACGCAAAGCGTACGATCTAGAGCCTATTAAAGAATCATTAAATATTGCTGTTGACGATCTACGTGAAAAGTATTTCCGTGGAGAGATTTTTAATGTTGGTGATATTGTTGTTTCCGAAAACAAACAATGCGTTGTTGTTAAGCGTGGCTCAAATCATCTACTACTATCAGAAGAAGGAACGGATGTGAAATTTACTCGTTGGATTAAAGATGTAAGTCTTCCTGCCGAACAGGTACAAGAAGAACTCACAAATAAAACACTCAAATCAAATTCTACTGACCAGATTAAAGCAGCAAGAATTATTGCTACAACTCTTGGTGTTGAGAATGTTGAGTCTAGCGCAAACCCAGCGCAGATTGTCAATCTAGGACTGCGTAAAATTAAGAGCAAAGCATTGAACGCTGAGTCTTACGAAATTTTAAAACGCATGTTGAAGATGGCAACTGATGTTGGAATTAAGTTTGATACAAATCTAATGCCACAAAAGTTAAAAGAAGCGTACTATAATAAGTTGCTCAGCTACGATGCTGACGGTAAAATGACTGAAATAGATACAGATGCTGATGGCATTCCAGACTGGATAGAAAAAAATATGACTAAGATTGGTTCTGGTTTGCACAATGATGACAACGACCAACTAAGAACACAGAAAGTCAGATACCATTTAGGCGAAGCTGATAGTGGAAGTTTAACACGACAAGTAGCGAAGTCTGCTTTGGCAGCAAAACACGCTAAAGAAAAAGAAGCATTGGCAACAAAACATGCCAGTGAAAAAGAATCACTAAAAGAATACGAAATCGATCATGATGGTAAAGGAAACTATCGTGACGATGAGGGTAATGAATTTAGAGGTGCGCCAAGAGGTTCGTTTGCTCGTCGCCACACTATTACATCAACACCATCAGAACCACATTCAGTCCACATTAATGGTAAGAAGTGGAAGTCTTTCGGTTCTCAGTCTCATGCTCAGAACGTAGCGAATAAAATTAAAGGTGCCACTGTTCATAAAGAAGAATACGAACATATCCTCAAAGCACTTGACGAAGCATTAGCATCTACTGACAAAGGTGAGTACGATTACGAAGGCGCAATGGCAAGAACACAACTACAAACTGTTTGTAGAAATGCGCAAGAACTTATCGATATGCTGGGAATGGACGATAACTTACCTGAGTGGGTTCAATCCAAAATTACATTGGCGCAAGATTATATCTCATCAGTTACAGATTATTTAAAGTCAAGAGATGAACTTGGCGAAGCAGTAAACCCAGCACAGCAAGCAGCAATTGCTATCGCTATGAAAAAGGCTGGTAAGAAACCAAAGTATAAAGGTCTTTCAGAAAGCAGTTTAAATGCAAAAGATCCTCATGGTGATTACAAAGAAAAGAGTAAAGCACTTCATCAGCTATCAATGAACAAAGATGTCGATCAAGAGCATGTTAAACAACGTAAGTTGGATTTAGATAAAGAATATTCTAAGTACCAAAAAGAAGAAGTTGAGCCAATTGAAGAGATTTCCCAAAAACTTGCGGGCAACTATTATGGCGCTGCAACAAAGAAACATATTGAAAAAGTTGGCGTAAAACCAAACATGTATGATCGTATCGAAAAAGATATGGGTAAGAAACGCAAAGAAGGTGTTGATCGTGCACTTGCTCGTCTTACAAAAGAAGATGTTAAATTAGTCGAAGATCATCTAGTACATGTATCCGATGGTTCTAAGTATGATGAAGTCCCACACCCAAAAGATATTGAACATGTTAAGACTGGTGCAATGCATCATGGTGGTAAATGGGATGGTCATTCAGATAAAGGCGCATTCTTTAAGTTTAAATCGAAAGAAGATGCACAACACTTTGTAAGTCATGTTAACAAATGCCCACATAAAACTTGCTATGCAGACCTACATGAAGCATACCTCCAAGCAGCTGACAAAGTAATTGGTAAAGATGGCAAGAAACATGCTGCTCGATTAATTAAAATCGGTAGCGATGCGCCAACTAACACAAGACATAAAGGTTATGACGCATTCTCAATGGAAGAAGTTGAGTTAAGCGAAGAAGATATCGATGTTATCGTTGATGAGTTTCAAACTTGGGAAGATGTTATCGATGCCTACGAAGATGATGAGTTGGCAATTATCGATGAAGAAACAGGCGAAGAGATTGATACCGTAGTATCAGAAGGTGTGCTAAACGAAGTGCTTTCTAGAATTGAACGAATTAGAGCAGCGACAAGATTCGCAAGAACTAAATCTAAGCGTATGATCAAAACAAAGATGGCACTTAAAAGATCTTCACCACAGTCTGTGATTAATACACGTGCAAGAAAATTGGCAATCCAAACAATCAAATTGCGTCTGGCTAAAAAGCCATTGAACACTCTTTCTGTTGCAGAAAAAGAAAGACTGGAACAACGTATTGCTAAAATGAAACCTGTCTTAAATAGAATTGCCATGAAACTTGCACCACGTGTTCGTCAAATCGAAAAACAACGTCTATCACATAGCAAATATACAAAATGATTACGTTTAAAGAATATCTACTAGACGAAGCTACCTATCAAGGTAAGACTGTACCACTTAACAAACCTATGGCTGGCGATGTTAAGAAGTCAAAGGTATACGTTGATCCAGATGGTGACGGGAAAGCGAAGAAAGTAAACTTTGGCGATAAGAATCTAAGCATTAAAAAACATATACCTGCTCGCAAGAAAAGTTACTGCGCTAGATCTGGTGGGCAAGGAAATTTAACTGATAAGACCAGCGCTAATTATTGGTCACGTAGAGCATGGGATTGCTGATATGAATGAATTAAATGAACAACTAAAAGTGGTTCTTGCCGATTCTTTTATGCTGTATTTGAAGGCACAAGGATACCACTGGAACGTAGAAGGAATTCTATTTCCAATGTTGCATGACTTCTTTGCAAAAATTTATGAAGAAGTATACGCAAGTATCGATTCAACTGCAGAAGAAATTCGTGCTCGTGATGGTAAAGCACCACACACTCTCATTGAATTAGATAAATATAGAACGATAGAAGACACATCGGCAGTTGATGCAGAAGCAATGATTGCTGATTTAAAGGTAGCCAATCAGGCAGTAATAGAATCTCTTTTCAAAGCAGTGGAAATTGCTACGGAAAAGAATGAACAAGGGTTGATGGATTACCTAGCAGGTCGCATCGATGCTCATAAGAAACATAACTGGATGTTGACATCAACACTAAAAACAAGCGGAGAACAATAATGTTAAAATTTACAGAAATGCTAAAGGGTAACCAGCATAAGATTGATAAGAATAAAAACGGCAAAGTCGATGCTCACGATTTCAAATTACTTCGCAAAGAAGAAAAAGAAGAAGAGATGTGTGAACAATGCGATATGCCAGAAAGCGAATGTGATTGCGATGACAAAAAACTCGAAGAACTAAGCAAAGATACTCTTAAATCTTATCTCGGCAAATCATTAACGGATCGCAACAAACAACAAACTCGTATGTCACGTGCTTATGCGATCGATCCCGACAAGTATGATGACGCAGAACATAAGCGTGAACAACGTAACAAAGGCATTAAAGCTGCCAAGAATAGAATAGAAGAAGGTAAGCATGTTATCGGTGTAACTGTTTCTGACCCAAATCATCCAATGGTTTCGCAGCGCAATGAGAAGAAAATGCGTAAAGCAAAAGTAACTGCCGTTGACAAAGACACAGCTATTAATACTGCTATCTCTTACTATAAAAAACGTGGAATGAAAGTTCATGACCACAATTATATCGGACTTCATAACGAAGAAACCAAAACGAATGATGTTCCTTTTGATGGTCCATATACAACTACATTTAAAAAGAAGAATAATCCTAATCGCTCTCCTATGGATGCTGCTCGTGCTCTTGCTCAACAAGGCATGAAGAAAAAGATGAAGGAAGAGTTTGGTATAGACATTACTGATGAACAAGCAGATTCTCTATTAGAGATGGCGAGTTGTGCGCCAGTTGCTCCAGTTCCTGATAAGAAATATATCAAAGGAACACCTGAGAATAAAGCATATAAGGCAACAAAGAAACCAATCAATGGTATGCCAACTGGTAAGATGAAAGAAGAAGTTGAATTAGAAGAAGCCACTGTTGATACTAAAAAGTATTCTTGGGGTACGATGAAAACTGTCCATCATGGTAGTTCTTTTAACATCCCTCTACACCCAGAACACCATCAAGCAATTGCTAAGTTGAAAGACCAGCAAGAACATAAGTTTAAAACTGAAGATGGTAAACACTGGACAGCAAAACGTGATGGTGACAAGGTTCACTTCCAAGGTGCAAACAATGGTGGTAAAACTTCTGTTGCTCACTCAACAATGCAAGAAGGTGTTATTGACGAAGCCAAGCCAGGACTCTACGCAAATATCAACGCTAAGAGAAAACGCATTGAAGCTGGATCTGGTGAACGTATGCGTAAGCCAGGAAGCAAAGGCGCACCAAGCGCAAGCGATTTTAAAGACGCTGCAAAAACAGCGAAAGAAGAAGTCGAAATTAAAGAAGCCAATCATCGCGAATTTGCTTCACAAGGTAAAATGCACCCAGACATGGCAAAGCACATGAAGACTGGTGAGCATATGGATTATTATGAGCCGAAGACTGGCGATAAAGTGCATGGTAAAGTAATGAAGAACGATGGTAAAGAAGTCCATGTTAAACAAACTCATGACTCTTACAATCCTAAGAAGGTTGGCTCAGTTCACAAATTTGTAGTGTCTAATAAGTTGGATGAACAATCCGATACAGACGAATCTAATCTAAACTCTCAGAAAGAGGAGAATCAATTGAAAAAATTTAAACAATTTAAAGAAGAAATTTATGACAAGTTATCATCTAACGAAGAATCTATTGAAGAACAAGTCGAAGACTTAGATGAAATGGAATTTGATAAGAGTGGTAAGTATGTACACAAAGGTAAGTATGGAACATCATATCAAGGCGACGATGATGAAGATGATGACAAACCTAAGACACCCGCACCAGCTGGAGAAAAGCGTGGTCGTGGTCGCCCAGCAGGTTCAACGTCAGGAGCAAAACAAAAGGGTTCTGGTCCTGCTAAGAAACGTAGCGGTGTAGAATACACTGGGTTCAAATTACATTTGCCTAATAACAACAGATAAATTCAAGGAGAAATAAAAATGGCACTATGGGGAAATAAAGATAGTAAAACAGCTACTGGTACAGTTAGCATCGCCAACACTGGCGTAGTAACTGGTTCTAGCACTCTGTTTACTACAGAAGCAAAAGTCGGTAACACCATTCGCGCAGCGGGTGTTGATTATCATATCGTATCAATCACAAGCAACACAGTTGCACTAGTAAGAATGGGCGCAAACAATGGTGGTGGTTCAGTCACTACTTGTTCTGGCGAATCTTATACATTATCTGAGAAACCATCATTCGTTCCTCAAGAGTCTGCATCATCTTCAGGCGATTCTGGTACAAGCCAAACCGTATTCGGTGTTGATGGTACAGAACAATCAGCTGGTGGTGACAATGTTACTGCCGTAGCTGTATCTGCTGGCAAAACTCGTTACCTTGAAGTTCCTGCAGTTACATTCTCTGGCGGTGGTGGCTCTTCTGCTGCAGCTACTGCATCTATCGCTGGTGGCGCAGTTTCTGCAATCACTGTAACAAACGTAGGTTCTGCATACACTTCAGCACCAACTGTTGCTATTGCCAAACCTCGTCGCACAATTCCAACTTCTGGTGTAACAATTGCTACTGAGCAAATTGCTTATGCTACTCATGGCTTAGTTGCTGGTGAATCAGTTAAGTATTTCCATGGTGGTGGCACTGCTATCAGTGGTTTAACAAATAATACAGAGTATTTTGTATCTGCTCTTGGTTTAGCTGCAGGTACTTTCCGTCTTGCAGATACTGCTCTTGCTTCAGCAGGTCGTACTGCTCTTGCTGGTGTTGCTATTTCTGGCACTGGTGGTCAGTTTACTTGTACTGCAACTACTCTAGCAGTTGGCGATCATATCGTTATCGGTGGAACTGTTACTGGTACTGGTTCTATTACTGGCCACACTGCTGGTAAGATCTATGAAGTTTCTGCTGTTACTGGTACTTCACCATCCGTAACTGGTTTCACTGTTACTCAAGAAGATGGTACTGCAGTTGTTTCTACTGCTGGTAATGGTACTGGTTTGACATTAACACCATACACAATCGTAATGCTTGCTGGTACTGGTAACAATGCTCAGTACTTTGAAATTCAAGCTGCTGCTGACCAAGCAACTGCCACTGCTTCATTAGGTGCTGGCGCAGGTGGTACTACTTTAACTCACGCTGGTTGGGTTCGTCGTACTGTTGGTACTGGTGGTCGTGCTGGTCGTGTTCAGCAAGAAGTGCTAGTAGCTATGGGTTCAATGTCTGGCGATCAGGCTGACGATATTCAGTATCCAGACGCATAATAAATACTTTAGTATCCTAGAACGAGGTAGGGTTGTAAAAACTCTACCAACTACATTTTAAATAGGGAGAAGCCTCATGGCAGATCAAAAGATATCGGAATTACCAGTAGCTACGTTTGCTGCTGGCGCAGATTTACTTAACATTGTTCAAGGTGGTAGTAATAAAAAGATTACCATGGCGAACTTTATGGCGAACATTAAGTCGCCAACTGTATTGAACGTCGATGGCGGTGATACAGATACAAGAGTTAAAGGGTTAAACGACGACCAACTTATATTCGCAGATGCTTCTACGGATAGAGTTGGTTTCGGCACTGACACACCGACCGAAAAGGTTGACGTTGTTGGAAACCTTGCAGTTTCAAGTGGATTTATACGCGAATCGCAAACACCACAAGCTCTAGCAGGTGTTGGCGGTCTTGTAGTAAATGCGACAACAGCTATCACTACAGTTTCTGGCTCAGGTGCTATAACACTTACCATAGCTGATGGAGTTGTTGGCCAAAGAAAAACAATCGCAGTTATTTTAGCTGCATCCACAATAACATTAAGTGGTGCAAATGTTAGAGCCACTACTATTACTACATCTTCTACTGGCGCAACATTACAGCTACAGTGGATAAGCGCAAAATGGCAAGTAGTTTCTAACGTAGGATTCTCTGTTACATTATAAGGAATTAAATTATGACATTGAAACAAAATATACAAGATGATCTTGAGTTATATAAAAAATCAGTTGAAGAAAAGAATGTGTTTTTAGTAAACTTGAAACAAGCATTCGCAAAGACTGAAGCTGAGATTACCATGTTAAATGGCGCAATTCAGGCATGTGAGAAATTATTAGAGAATGTGGAAAATGACGGAAAAGCTGACAGAAAATAATTTTTTACTTTTTGCTATGCATCACTATGACAATCCACAATGTCATAGTGTTGTAGAATTTGAAGAAGACATGAAAAGGTTTTTATATTTGAAGAAACTTTTTACACGTTATTCGCAAAATGGAGAGCTGAGAGAAAGATTAATTTTAAATCACATAATTGTTTTATATAACATTTTTGGTGACGCAGCAACAACAATGTTGTTCTATAAGTTGGAAGAAAAGTACTGGCGTTCTCTTGTTACGTTTTTAGTATATCTTGACAGGATGCCAGAGGAAATAAGTCAGTATGGAATAATTCTGTCGGAAGTTGAGTTAGATGAGACAGTTATAAAGGCACTAAGGAAAATTTAATGGCATCAAGATTAGTAGACAATCTATTAGCATTTAAAATTCTTACAATGCTCGTAAGACCATTCGCAGAATCAGAGGCATTTAAACTTGGAATCATCGATGCTAATGGTAAGGTGTTGAAGAAAGCGTCAACTCTTCAAACAACTGAAGAGAGGGATGCATACAATTATCTTACACGTTTAGTGTTTAACATGAAGAGAATTATTAATCGTCTTCCTGGTGGCGAAAATAAATTAAAGAGTATTATTACTGCATTCTTTTTAGTCAAGGAATGTTATGAGAAGAAAACTTCCATTGCCTTTCTCGAAGAAAAGTATATTACGCTTTTAGAGACAGTAAATAAAAACAATATCACATTAGTTGAAGAAGAACTTATTGTGCAAAAGTTTTTTGAAGATGTTGCCAATGTAACAGGCGCAGCAGTTTCAACAAATGAACCTGTTATCGATCCGAAGAAAAAGAAAAAGGTAATCTTCGCAGTGAAAAGAAATGGACAGATGACACAATGATTTGGTTATTAAATTTTTTACCTACTTGGATTTTCCAAGCAGTAGCATTAGGACTAATGGTTCTTGGTGTTGGTGTTCACATGTTTGTGAGACATCCAATCGTTCCAAGTATTATCCCTAAGATTATTGGTGCGCTATTGGTAGTAGCTGGTGTCTTTATTTCTGGTGGTATCTGGACACAAAGCGAATTCTTAGCAGCAGTAGAAAAACAAAAGCAAGAAATTGCTAGACTAGAAAAAGCATCTGGTGAAATAACTACTAAGGTAGAAAAAGTTTATATTGAACGAACAAAAGTTATCAAGGAGAAGGGTGATGTTATTGTTGAAAAAGTTCCAGAGTATATTACCAAAGACGCTGATGCTAAGTGTGATGTGCCTAATGGTTTCGTCGTGCTCCACAACAGTGCCGTTAAGAATGAAATTCCCAACACCGCCAGAGAGTTTAATGAAAAGTCCAGCGGAGTTGAACTCTCTACCGTTGGAAAAACAGTCGCAGGAAACTACACAACCTGCAACGAAGTAAGGGAACAGTTAACAACCTTACAAGACTGGATTAAACAGCAAGAGAAACTCTACAACAAGCCATAACAAGGAAACTATGGAAATGTCATCACAATTAGATATAAAAGTAGCCAAACTAGAAACTGAAGTAGAAGTCATAAAGGATGACGTTGGTGAAGTTAAAGCAGAATTGAAAACTGTCCACGGTAGAATTACCGAAGGTAATGAGAAAGTTCTTTTGAAACTTGGGCAGATGTCCAAGGATTCAGACTCTCAACATAATGCCATTGTTGAAAGAATGAACGTAATGGATAAGAGAATTAATGGTAGGATTGCTGTTCTGGAACAGTGGAGATGGTTAGTAGTTGGTGGTGCCGTAGTAGCAGGATGGATGCTTTCGCATAGTGGTTTACTAGAAAAGTTCTTTGGTTAACTAAATCATCCTTGACACAGTCATTATACCTCGTGTCAAGTTTGTAAGCAAGTAATTGTATGTAAACTTGCGTTTTAATATGATATGAGGTATAATTATATTATGTGCTTGTGGAGTTATTATGTTATATATCGATGCAAAATATGCTAGTCTTCTTGGTCCAAGACTTAGGAACTTCAAGAAGAAAGATGAAAATAGTTGGAACTTTAGTTGCCCAGTCTGCGGTGATTCCAAGAAAAACAAATTAAAAGCACGTGGTTACATCTATAAGATGAAGACCGACTTGTTTGTGAAATGTCACAACTGTGGCTACAGCACAAATCTTGGTAACTTTATAAAATATCTTGATTCTATTTTGTATGATGAGTACGTCTTAGAAAGATATAAGGCTGGTGCTACACGTTATAATGATCACAAAGAAATAGACAGGTTTGTATCTAACACAGAACTACCAGTCTTGCAAGAAGTCGATTCAGTTCTAGACGGAACAATCAGGATCGACAAACTCCCAAAAGAACACCCAGTATTAAAATATGTTGAAGGAAGAAAAATACCTTCTGACAAATTTAATCTGATATATTTTGCACCAAAATTTAAATCTTGGTCAAATAAAAATGTTGTAAAATTTACAGAGGAATCATTGGCAAATGACCATCCTCGATTAATTTTTCCATACTTTACTCAACAAGGTAAGTGCTTTGCATATTCAGCTCGAGCATTTGCTAATGAGGAGCCAAAGTATTATACTATAAAACTTGATGATGACAAGGAGAAAATATATGGTTTGGACAGGATCGACTTCGGAAAGAAAATATTTGTTGTTGAAGGGCAAATTGATTCTCTTTTCCTTCCCAATTGTCTTGCTGTTAGTGGCTCTTCTTTTGATCTTTTAGACATACAAAAGATCAAAACCAACTGCACCTTGGTCATTGATAATGAGCCAAGAAATAAAGAGATAGTGAAACAACTTAAAAAATATATAGATGAAGGTTATTCTGTATGTATGTTTCCTGATACATTACAATTTAAAGATATAAATGAAATGATTTTATCTGGTATGTCTAAAGAACAGGTGGTTGATATGATAAATAGTAACACCTATTCAGGAGCATCTGCGATAATGCATTTTACAACATGGAGAAAAGTATGAGTGAAGATAATATAGTTGACGTTGAGTATAAGGACATACCAAAAATACCTGAAGAGTTTCCTGTAGAAACAGATGCAACTCGAAGAGAAACAAGACTCTTAGACTTAATGAAACCAATTAACCAAACGATTGAATCATGTCAGAACAGGGCAGATATTTTATTGATTGCTTCGGCAATGATGCATACATCAAGAGATTTATTTTTGTGTGAGCTCGGCGAAGCATCAACTAAAGCATTGTTTTCCAAATTAAAATTTGATATGCCTGTGAATGATGAAACACAAGACAGTTAATGTATCGGGTGGTAAGATAGACATCTTTGATGATGTCTTTGACTACGCGACCAGAGAAAAGTTTTACTATTTTGTTAGATTTCAAAACTTTAACACATCAGGTGCTGACACATCAACCTTAGAGCATAAAGGCGACTTCAATCTTTATTGTTCAGTTTCCGATGAGCAGATATCAAACATGAATTTTTTAAATTCTGGAGAGATGTCAAAAATAACTGCCATGGTTGATGGTATGAGCATAAAGCAGTCTAGGATTAACCTTAGCACATTAAATGATAGAAATAGATTTCACACCGATACCTTTGGTGATGTCAAAACAAAAACACTATTATACTACCCAAACTTAGTGTGGCAAAATGAATGGGGTGGCTATACAATATTTTCTGACTCAATGCTAAATGAAGTGGAATATACATCCTTCTATGTTCCAGGAAGAGTAATTTTATTTGATGGTAATATACCGCATTGTATTGCGCCACCAACAACAATGGCACCAACATACAGGTTTAGTTTTGTAATACAATATGGAGCAACAAATTGAAAGTTAAATTAATCAGTTATTCACAATCACCTGTCAATGCAGATCAAACCGAACTTGATTTAATGAACATGCAGGATTTAGTTTCTTTCTGCGCAAGAGTAAGTAATCCAAGCAACCAACTTAATTCAGAAACATCAGAGAAGTTAATCCGCTATCTCATTAAAAACAAACACTGGTCTCCACTTGAGATGGTCTCTGCATGTTTAGAAATAGAAACCACACGTGATATAGCAAGACAAATCTTGCGACATCGCTCTTTCTCGTTTCAAGAATTTAGTCAGCGATATGCTGACCCAACCAAAGACTTAGACTTTGTTCTGAGAGAAGCACGTCTTCAAGATACAAAGAATCGTCAAAACAGTATAGATACGTCAGACTCTGAACTGATAGCATGGTGGGATGCGAAACAAAAGTTTCTGATTGATTATGTGAAAGAAACCTATGCTGAAGCAATTGAAAAAGGTATTGCCAAAGAACAAGCTCGTGCTATTCTCCCAGAGGGAAACACAGTAAGTCGTCTATATATGAATGGTACTTTAAGAAGTTGGTGCCACTTTATTGAACTTCGTTCAGCTAATGGCACACAAAAAGAGCATCAACTGGTTGCATTAGAATGTGCTAAAGTTATCGCTGCAGTATTTCCAATGTTGGAAACTCTCAAATAAATAAAAAGATAAGTGGAGACAAAAGATGAGTGATATGGTTAATGGTATTAAAGTAGATTATTCAAGAGATGATTTGTTTGATGAGTTGGGAAAAATTAGACTTAGAGAAAGTTACATGCGGGATGATGAGGTATCACCACAAGAAAGATTCGCTTTTGTTAGTAGTGCTTTTGGTAGTAACCCAGAGCATGCTCAGCGCTTGTATGACTACTCAAGTAAACATTGGTTGTCATATAGCACTCCCATTCTCTCCTTTGGCAGAAGTAAACGTGGTTTGCCCATCAGCTGCTTCCTCAACTTCATCGAAGATACTGCGGAGGGATTAGTTGATAATCTTTCTGAAACTAATTGGTTATCTATGCTTGGGGGTGGCGTGGGTATTGGTTTTGGTATCCGCTCAGCAGATGATAAGTCGACTGGTGTTATGCCACACCTTAAAATGTACGACGCATCGTCTCTCGCTTATCGTCAAGGACGCACAAGACGTGGGTCTTATGCTGCTTACCTTAACATTGATCACCCTGACATTATTAATTTTCTAGAGATGCGTAAGCCAACTGGCGATCAAAATTTAAGAACTCTAAACATGCACCATGGTATCAATATTCCTGATGCGTTTATGGAGTTGGTTGAGAAATGTATGCTTGATCCAGAAGCTGATGATTCGTGGGAATTAATTGACCCACACTCTAAGGTAGTTCGCGAAACTGTATCTGCCAAAGAGTTGTGGCAAAAGATTTTAGAACTTAGAATGCAGACAGGTGAACCTTACCTTCACTTCATTGATGAGTCTAACAGAAAAATGCCACAGTGGTTGAAAGACAAAGGTTTGCAGATTCATCAGTCTAACCTCTGTTCTGAAATTATTTTACCAACGAATGAACAACGAACTGCTGTTTGTTGCCTCTCGTCTTTAAACTTGGAGTACTATGATGAGTGGGAAAAACATCCTCAGTTCTTACGCGATGTTGCTGAAATGCTCGATAATGTGTTACAGTATTTTATTGACAATGCACCTAGTTCTATTTCCAGGGCTGTTTATTCTGCTACTCTTGAGCGTAGTATTGGCGTTGGTGCCTTAGGATTTCATGCATACTTGCAGAGAAATAATTTGCCATTTGAGGGTGTTATGGCGAAGGTTGCTAATAGAAGAATTTTCAAACACATAAGGAAACAACTCGATGATGCTAATAAAGAATTGGGCTCTGAGAGGGGCGAAGCACCTGATGCTGTGGGTACTGGGAATAGGTTTAGTCATCTTATGGCTATTGCTCCTAATGCTAGTTCTTCCATTCTTATGGGTAATACTTCTCCTAGCATTGAACCTTATCGTGCTAATGCTTATCGTCAAGACACTCTATCAGGATCCCACCTGAATAAAAATAAATGGCTCGATAAAATAATTAAGGAACATTGTAATGAAGAATCTAAGTTGGACTATAACGAAGTATGGTCAAGTATTATCGCCAACGATGGAAGCGTTCAACATCTCGACTTCCTCGATGAGAACACCAAAGATACATTTAAAACATCAATGGAAATTGACCAACGATGGATTATTGAACATGCAGCTGACAGGCAAGAGTTTATCGATCAAGCCCAATCAGTCAACGTATTCTTTAGACCAGACACAAACATTAAATATTTACACGCAGTACATTTTCAAGCATGGAAGCAGAAACTTAAAACCCTCTACTACTGTCGATCTGAAAAAATTGGTAAAGCAGATAAAGTCGCTAAAAAAATTGAACGAGAAGTTATTCAAGAAATCGACTTAAAGGCACTAACGGAGGGAACCGATTGTTTAGCCTGTGAAGGATAGATAAAATGAAAAAAATGGCGTTGTTTTTACACCACCCTGAATGCTCAGAGGATTGTGTAAAAGCAATGGTTGATGTGTTGTCAGTAAATTATAACATTAAGATATTTGGAGAAAAAGAATTAGATGATGATAGTTTCTTTAACGATCTTGATGTTATTGCTTTTCCTGGTGGGATTGGCGATAGCGACAGCTATCCTGATTTCTTCACTAGAACAAGAGCGAATCGTATCGCCAGATTCTTGGAAAATGGTGGTCACTATCTTGGTATCTGCATGGGCGCTTATTGGGCTGGAAGTCGTTATTTCGATTTACTTACTGATGTCGATGCAGTTCAATATATAAAGCGTCCGAATGCCAAAGTTCGTAGAAGTTTTGGAACAGTGGCTGAGGTAGAGTGGGAAGGTTCGAAAGAGCATATGTATTTTTATGATGGTTGTGCATTGATTGGTGATGAAACAAAATTCGAAACAATCGCACGATATGCTAATGGCGACCCAATGGCAATTATTCAAGGAAGAGTGGGATTGCTTGGTTGTCATCCAGAAGCACCTTTGTATTGGTATGAGAAACCATGGCAATACATAAACAAATATTGGAATGATGGGAGACATCATAGTCTGCTATTAAATTTTGTAAACAAATTAGTGGAGAAGTAACATGAAAGTATCAGTAGCAGATGCAATAGTAGTTGTGTTAATAATTGTTTTCATATGGGTGTGCACATGGTAAAAATTCTAGCAGCATTATTAATTAGCATATCAATATCAGGATGTACTGTCATTGCTGGACTTGCAGCATTTATGCCTTCTAAGTGGGATCCTAACGAAGTAGCTTCTGTAACTGATTTACGTTTTCATGTACGAAAAGTAAATTGTGATACACCTGAAACAGCATTGCCAACACTTCAAACTTTGGTAGATAAGAAAGACTGGACTTGGATGTATTCAGAGTCCCGCAAGAATAAAGACGTACTAGAACTCATTCGCCCTTTTAATGAAACACTTGATGATTTATATACTAGAGCGAAGTCTGGTAAGATGAGTAAAGCATTCTGTAACGGTAAGGTGGTTATCTTAACAACTCAAGCTGACGCAATTGGTCGAGCATTACAAACAAGGAACTAATATGTATGCATATAAAGATGAATTGAACAAACTACTAGCATCAGATAATGATTGGATAAAAAAGAAAGCTGAACTTGCTCTTCAATTTACTGAACAATTTAAAAATGGTGAGATGGATAAAAGTGAGTACGATGAACTTATGAAAGATCTAGTGCGTACTGATGAAGTTATGTCTAATGCTGCTTCTATGGAAGCAAAGGCAAAACTAGAAAAAGCAATTACATTTTTAATTTCGGCTATCTAATGTATTTCAGAAAAATTGAAAACTTTCTTAACAGCGATGAAGTGCTTCGCATAAAAGAAACTGTTCACAGTATGAAAGATGACTGGAGACACATATCAACATTTCCTATTGCCGATGAAGCATCTATCCATAGAAAAAATATTGATATGAGTTTGATAAAGTCTGCCGAGAATCAATACTTCTTGGGTGATGCATTATATGTTATTGATACTTTAGATCAGATTAATCGTAATATACAAAAGCGTCTCAAAGATAATTTGCCAGACATGTATGCTAAGTTACTAGCAGCACTCTCTCACCATTACACAAACCCTACCTACTCAGAACAGTTTGCTGTTCCTGGTTTCCATATCTTTAATGGTGAACAAACTGCATTTCCTTTTCAGTGGCACATAGATACAACATTAAAGATGTTTGATCCAACAGTGAACGAAAACAATATACACTCTTTTCTTTGTTGCATAGAAACACCAAAAGATCCTGCTGGTTTAGAGTATAGAGATACAAAATATTGGGAAAGATTGGACTCGGTTCAATCTGAATACATTGAGTACGATGTTGGCACCTTATACATTTGGGATGGTAGTTATATACATCGAATGAAACAATTTGACATGCAGGCAAATGAGAGTAGAATTACTATTCAGGGGCACATACATTTTACAAACAATTCTAGCATGGTATATTGGTAATGGATATTCGTAGTGATGAAAACTTTTTGACTGATGAAGAGTCAAAGAGAATGAGAGATACAGTTTATAAACTTAAACCATACTGGAAACACGTATCTAACTTGCCAGCGAACAGTGAAGAAGTTCGTTCTAGATATCCCCAAGAAGTTATTTCGCATGCCGAAAAGGTAATGGAAAATTTAAATTTTCTTGGTGAGGGTATCTATGTTATGGATGGTAAGTTAACAGCTATCGATAAAAATATTCAAGAAATATTAAAAACTGAATTCGATTGGCTCTATGATAAGGTTATTGAACATTTCAAAACACTATATAATACCCCTGATGTAATACTACATGATGAACTACCCATACCTGGATTTCATATCTTTATCGGTAATGAACAGGAAAGAAGAGACTTCGACTGGCATAATGATTCTACTGTCTGCCTCTATGCAGAAAACGTAGATACTAACAGCATCTTTTCTTTTGTGATACTTGTTGAAACTCCAGAAGACACCGCACACTTAGACTACAAAATTTTAAACTCGAGCGAAACTCACACTTTAAATTATAGAAAAAATTGTTTCCATATGTGGAATGGAAACTTAAACCATAGAATTGGTTCATTTCAACTAAAAAAAGATGAAGCTCGAATAACATTTCAAGGTCACATATATCATGATAAAAAACAAAATAACTACAAATTATATTTCTAAGGAACAAAGATGATCAAAAAAGTAGACCATAAACTTACAGATACACGAGATGCGTTCAAACCATTTCATTATCCTTGGGCATATGAGGCATGGCTAAAACATGAGCAAGCGCACTGGTTACATACAGAAGTGCCAATGTCGGAAGATGTGAAAGACTGGAAGAAAAAACTAACACCACCACAAAAGCATTTCCTAACAAACATTTTTCGTTTCTTCACACAAGGCGACATTGACGTTGCTGGTGGTTACGTAAAAAATTATCTACCATATTTTCCACAACCAGAAATTCGTATGATGCTTATGGGATTTGCTGCTCGTGAAGCATTACACATTGCAGCATATAGTCATCTGATTGAAACTATCGGTCTACCAGATACAACTTATAATGACTTCTTAGAATATCAAGAGATGAAAGATAAACATGACTACGTTCTTGACTTGAGTTCGAAGAACGGAGATAAACAATCAACTGCCACCCATATCGCCGTGTTCAGTGCTTTCACTGAAGGAATGCAGTTGTTCTCATCTTTCATTATGTTGTTGAACTTTCCTCGTCATGGTATGATGAAAGGTATGGGACAAATCGTTACTTGGTCAATCGTTGATGAAACAATGCATGCTGAGAATATGATTAAATTGTTCCGCACATATATTGAAGAGAACAAAGAAATATGGAATGATGAACTTAAAGCAAAGATTTATACTATCGCTGAAAAGATGGTTGAACTTGAAGACAAGTTTATCGATCTAAGTTTTAGCATGGGTGACATGCCAGATCTTACACCAGAAGATGTCAAGAAATATATCAGATACATTGCTGATAGACGTTTAATTTCTCTTGGATTGAAGGGAATATATAAGGTTAAGAAAAATCCTTTACCGTGGGTAGAGGAAATGATTAATGCACCGACACATGGTAACTTCTTTGAAAATCGTGTTACTGATTATGCCAAAGGTGCACTCAAAGGCGATTGGTCAGAAGTATGGGGTAAAGCAGCATAATGATTGAGTTAATTTATGTACTAGTAATGACACACATTACTATTGTTTGCGTAACCCTTTATTTACATAGAGGACAAACACACAGAGGGATTGAGTTTAATCCTATCCTGTCACACTTTATGCGTTTTTGGTTGTGGTTTACAACTGGCATGGTCACTAAACAATGGGTGGCTATTCATCGTAAACACCATCAAACAACAGAAACAAAAGAAGATCCGCACAGTCCAATGTTCTATGGCTTAAAGCGTGTGTTGTTTGGTGGTGCGTTTCTTTACCACGACGCAAGCAAAGATAAAGATCTTGTTAGTAAATATGGAGTGGGAACCCCAGATGATTGGATGGAGAAAAATGTATACACTAAACATTCTCGTCTAGGGATTACTTTGTTATTAATCGTAAATTTACTTTGTTTTTCATGGATAGGTTTATTGATTTGGGGTATTCAAATGATATGGATTCCGTTCTGGGCAGCAGGTGTTGTCAACGGAATTGGGCATTTTTGGGGATATCGTAACGGCGAAACAAGAGACAATAGTAAAAACATATTTCCTCTTGGAATTATTATTGGTGGAGAAGAACTACATAATAATCATCACTTAGAACCAGCAAATCCTAAGTTAAGTAGTAGGTGGTTCGAGTTTGATATTGGTTGGATGTGGTTAACTCTATTTACTAATTTAAACTTGGCAAAAGTAAAAAATGGCAGTTAAACATTTCGATTGCGATACATGCGGTGCTCATGGAAAAATATCTTTCAAAGAGAGTGATGATTACAGAACAAGGGACGTAGTATTTTGTCCTTTCTGTGGATCAGACATCTATGAAGAAGATGAAGAAGAAGATGATGAAGAGTAATATAAATAGTTCACTATGTGGACTTTTAATAATGAAATCGTCGAAGAATTACCTGAAACCTGTGTTGGGTTTGTGTATATCATCACAAACCTAATTACTGGTCGGCAGTACATTGGTAAGAAATTATCAAAGTTTTCGAAAACAAGTTATAAAACTGTTACGTTGAAAAACGGAACAAAGAAAAAGAAAAAAATCAAGTCTAAAATTGATTCTGATTGGAAGACTTACTATGGTTCAAGTATAGAACTGAACGAAGACATAGAAGCGCTCGGCAAAGATAACTTTAAGCGTGAGATTCTATACTATTGCAACTCGAAGGCTGAGTGTTCATACATAGAAGCCAGAGAACAATTTACTAGAAAGGTGTTAGAGACAGACGACTTTTATAACGGACAAATCTCCGTAAGAGTTCATGGCTCTCACATTAAAAACAAATTATGACATATCTACTACTCGCAACAGCATTACTTTTATCTGCTATCGCAGCATTTTATGCGGTCGCAGGTCTAGTAGCAATTTTTGCTGCATCAGCCACATCAATTATGATAATGGGTGGCGCACTTGAGGGTGCGAAGTTAGTAGTAGCATCTTGGCTCTATAGAAACTGGAAAGACATTCCAGTATTAATGAAGACATATTTTACAGCAGCATTAGTAATCCTAATGATGTTGACCAGCATGGGTATCTTCGGATACTTATCAAAAGCCCACCTCGATCAAGCAGTTCCGACAGGTGATGTTGTCTCAAAACTAAATCTCATTGATGAGAAAATTAATACACAAAAGGAGAATGTAAATGCAGCTCGTAAAGCAATTACTCAACTCGATGCTCAGGTTGATCAAACCCTCGCAAGAACAACCGAAGCCAGCGGAGCCGATCGCTCCGTACAAATTAGAAGAGCCCAAAGTAGAGAGCGAGCCAGTCTCTACAAAGACATCGAAACCTCGCAAGCCGAGATCGCCAAACTCAACCAAGAGCGTGCGCCAATCGCAAGTGAAGTCCGAAAAGTGGAAGCAGAAGTTGGACCAATAAAATATATTGCTGCTCTATTATATGGTGACACACTAGATGATGGACTGCTAGAAAAAGCAGTCCGCATCGTCATTATAATGATTGTTTTAGTATTTGACCCACTCGCTGTTCTTATGTTAATTGCATGGAACAGAGATAAAAAACGTCAAGAAGAAGAGGATGGTGTTGCTGAGTTCTTTGCACGTGGCAAGAAAGTTGCTCGATCATTGGACGAAGGAACATATGAACCACCAGTAAAAGATACAGTAATAAGAACTGTAGAAGAACCATTTATACCTGATGCGCCACCTGTTTATCCTAGCAACGATAAAGAACTAGAAGAACTGATTATTGCGAAAGAACAGGCAAAAGAAGAAGTTCGCCATCCTTTACCTGAGTATGAACTTAATAAGTCAACAGGCGAAGTCCAAAAGGTAGATGTACCACATCCTCAACCAAAGTTGTTTGATGATTGGGATGAAGATTTATATAAGCGTGTAGACTTACCAGTACCAAAAAAGACTGAAACTTTTTTAGCACAAGTCGCTGAAATAACCAGCGAACCACCAATCAAATCTGAGCCAGTTGAAGAGAAGATTCACTTAGAAAGCGAGTCACAGTTTTCCGCAAAAGAAACTGAATTTACTATTACCTCAGATATTCAACAAGTAATCCCCAAACCCACGAATGGAAGACCTGAAAAATATAAATAGAAGGTAGGTTAAAACCCTACACCTCTATAACTATAAAAACAAAAAGGTAGTAAAAATGATTAAAAAGACCGCTATATCGGCGCTTTTTGTCATGAATATATCACTTGCGTTGGCAGCAGAACCAATCGTAACCGACTCGACATCAAGAAGTACAACTTCTTCAGAATCAACAACAACAATTAAATCGCCACCTCCAACTGCAGTGGCTCCAGCAATAACAAGTATTAATAACGATTTATGCGCTGTTGGTGTTTCTGGCGCAGCACAAACCCAAATCTTGGGTATCGCAATCGGATCTACATTTGTAGACAAAAATTGTGAAAGACTTAAACTATCTAAAACCTTATTTGACATGGGAATGAAAGTGGCAGCAGTTTCCACACTATGTCAAGACGAACGTGTTTTCACTGCTATGATGAATGCAGGAACACCTTGTCCAGTTGACGGAAAGATTGGCGAAGCAGCGAAGGCTATCTGGGATGAAGATAAACTACTTCCAGAAAGTCAACGTCGTACACCGCAAAAAGTCAAAAGTAAGGATTAAACTTGAAAAAGATGTGGATAATTTGGCTTGGGTTGCTACTGAGTTATTCAGTGGCACAAGCACAACCTGTGGTTGGAACAATTGAGCAGCAAATCACCAACAATTTAATCACAAATCCTAACTTCAATGGGACTACTGGTTGGACTACTACTGGTGGTGTTGGTGGTAATGGACCATCACATCCTGCTACACCAGCTAATGGTAATGGTTATACCTTCACTTTCATGCAAGGTAGTATTGCTCAAACTTATGCTATCAATCAAGCATTGGCAAATGTTGGCGCAGGTGTTCAGATTGCTGGGTTTGACTATGGTTTCAAATATCGATTTGGTTGCGCCAATAGAATTGGGGGTTATTGCGAAGACCCTGCTGGTCTACAAGATACTCTGAATGCAACAAGCACTATTACTAGCAATACTGGAGCGACTCTTTATACAAGATACTATGCTCTTGGCGCAAATTCTCCAGCTCCATACTCTGCCACATTCTCTAGCGTAAATACTCAACAAAGATTCAGTGCAGCTTTACCTGTAGAAAACCTTGGCAACTTTAGAATTTCATTTACTGGTATGGACGCAGGATACTGGGGTGGTAACTATGGACCAACCATTAAAGACATATACTCCAAAGCAGTATATACAGTTGATCCGTGCGTAGGTAATCCAGCATATTCACCATCGTGTCCAGGATATGACACAGTGGTAACCAGTTCAAATTTATTAACTGGAATGACTGGAACACAAGCATATGCTATCAACCAAGCATTATCCAATGCTGGTGCAGGTGCGATGATACATGGATTTAATTATGGATATGACTACAGCGTAGCTGGAAGACGATGTGCTATATGGGATCTATTTGGTTTTTGCTTGTCGGGCTGGAACTATTCAGACGCAGGAGTTGCCACTGTTATCACAGATAGTAACAGTGCTACTATCTACAGCTCATCTAATACACATAATGGTAGTGATAATGGAACTTCTGGAACATATAGTAAACAATTTAGATTTGGAACTTCTAGACAAATAACTACACTTGGTGGATTTGCTATGTCACCATGGACTAGCGGAAACGCCAGCATAACAAATATGTATAGCAATGCGGTATATACAGCAGATCCTTGTTTAGATCCTCTATCTTCACCATCATGTCCTGGGTACCAACAAGCATATTTTACTCAGCAGTGTACAATAAGTTCATTGTATGATTCGCAATGTCCTGGATATGCAGCAGCATTTTTAACACTGCAGTGTTCAGCAAACCCATTGTATAATGCTTCATGTCCTGGATATGAACAAGCATATCTTACACAACAATGTAACGCAAATCAGTTATACAGTCAGGCATGCCCTGGATATGCTGCTGCGTATTTACAACAACAGTGCTCAGCAAACCCACTCTATTCTACAACTTGCGATGGTTATCAACAAGCATACTTTAATCAACAGTGTTCTTTAAATGCTTTATATTCAACTTCATGTTCTGGATATGCTCAGGCATATTTTTCACAGCAATGTTCTTTGAATGGTTTGTATGATAGAACTTGTCCAAATTATTCTGAAGCATACGCTACGAAAATGGTACTTGAAAAACAAGGAATGGCTTCTACTGTAGCAACTGCTGGTGTTATTGCTCAGAACGCACCAAAAGACTCAGCATCAGTCAGTTCTGATGGATCTGTTGGGGTTTCTAAAACAGGTGATACTAACGTAGATAAAGTTATTGCTGCGCCAGCACCAACTACTAACTCGTCTGCTGCTCCGTCTGCTCCAGTTCAGTTAGTACAAGCCCCACCTCCACCTGCTGCTCCACCTCCACCTGCTGCTAAGGGTGGTGAAAGAAAAGAGGGTGGCGATAATCGTGAAGGTGGCGAAAGAAAAGCTGAAGGTGGCGATAAACCTGCTGGTGGTTCGCAACAAGCGCAAAGTAAAGATACTGAAGGCGCAAGACCAGCACCAACTGCTAGACAAGAAATACAAGCAAGAAGACAAGCAGCAGCAAGAGATGAAGCTGTTGCTAAAGGTAAAGAACTTGCTAACGAAATGGGTAAGGCTACTGATATAGAATCGCAGAAACAAATACAGAATGTTGTAATACAAGCAATGGGATTTACTCCAGGGTTTGATACATACTCGCACTTTAGAATGATAGACAATACGTTCTACAAACCTGTTAACCTTTATGGTGGCACTAATGTAGATAATAGAAATGCAGGCAGAGGGTTATTTGGTGCTACTGATAAAACACACAATCAAATGGTAGAAAGTCAATTTAATCTAACAAAATAAGAGGTAGTAAAATGTCAGAAGAAATTAAAGACGTTAACAAAGCAATCGATAATCTTGATGCTAATGTTAAAAAGTATGCTAGTAAAGATACAGTTATTAGTATCGGTGGGTATGAATTCACACCAGCTAAACTGATGGTAGCATTTACTATTGTATCCAGTTTACTCGGTGGTCTTTACGGATCATTTGAAGTCTATAAAGATTATCAAAGTATGAAAGAGAAAATCGCAAAGTACGTTTCTCCAGACTTGACAGAAATCTATAAGAAGATGGAAGTCTTGGATGCTAATACTGGTAAAATGGTTGAATACACACAATCAATCAAGACAGATCTAAAAGATGATGTGCGCAGATTAGAAGGTGTTGTAGAAAATGTTGAGAGAAGCAGTAAAGCTGCTCAGCGTGATACAGATTTATCTATCAAAGAGATTAAACGTGAGAACGATTCAACACTAAAAGAAGTTCGTCGCTATTCAGATCAATCAGTGAAAGAAGTGAACCAAGAGATTGCGAAATCTCAACAAGACATGGCTAGAAACCAAAAAGAAGTACAACAAGAAATTCGTGCCTTACGTAGTGAGGTTGACAATAAAATTAAAAAGGCACTAGACAATCCATTAAATAATTAACGGAGAAAGAAGAAAGTAAATGACAGAAAAGATTAAAGACGTCAATGCTAAGATAGATGAGGCAGAGGCAGCAGTTAAAAAGTATGCAAGCAAAGATACAGTAATTAGTATTGGTGGTTACGAATTTACCCCAGCAAAATTGATGGTTGCCTTTACTATTGTTTCATCAATACTTGGTGGTCTTTATGGTTCTTTTGAAGTCTATAAAGATTATCAAAGCATGAAAGAAAGAATCTCAAAATATGTAGCACCAGACTTATCTGCATTTGATAAGCGTCTAGCAGTCATTGAAGAAAATAGTCAAAAGACAACTGACTATACACGTGACATTAAGAACGACCTGAAGAACGATATCCGTCGTTTAGAGGGTGTTGTTGAACAAGTTGAGAGAAGCAGTAAAACATCTCAACGTGAAACTGAGCAAGATGTTCGCAATCTAAGAAAAGAAATTGATTCGAAAATTCAAAAAGCATTAGATAATCCTCTTGCAGGAAAATAAATAAGGTAAGTTATTATTCTATAAGGAAAACCAATGGCATTACACGACTCAATCCTAAAGTTAATCAACAAAGAACCTAAAGATCCAGACGCACCAAAGCCACCAGTTGGTTCAAGAAGCGAACGTGAAGCAAAAATTAAAGATAGAGCAGGTATGGTCATTTCTATATTTGCTCTGTTCCTAGCAGTTAACAGTTGGTATTCTGGAAAATTATCCAGCACTATCTTGTCTAGCACGCTGGGAGCAAACAATGCTTGGGCATATTACCAAGCAAAAAATGGTCGTGGTGTTAGTTATGAGATTGCTGCAGCAACCACGACTGATCCTGCTCTGAAGAAAAAGTTTTCTGAAGAAAAAGCGAGGATGGATGCAGATAAAAAAGAAATTATGGCAGAAGCACGTAAGTTGGAAGCAACACGTGAAGAAGCCAAAAAAGGTAGCCCATGGATTGGTTACGCAAATACAGCATATCAATTAGCGATTGTTGTATTATCAGCAAGTATACTTGCAGTGAGCATGCCAATGTTCTGGGGTAGTTTCGTGGTAGCAGGTTTTGGTATATTGTTATCTGCGCAGGGTGTATTCCTGTTCTGGTAAGTGTATCCTCTTCCATATTACAATTATAAAAAGGAGTTAAAAATGCCTGAAGTATCAACAGATGTTTCCGTAAATGGAAAGCAAGAAGATTGGATGACTAAGAGATGGCGTCCAGCAATGGGATGGACATACATGGCAGTATGTATATTCGACTTTATCCTAGCACCTATCCTTTGGTCTCTAGCCCAAATTATCGGTGGTGGTGAAGTTAAAATGCAATGGTCACCAATATCCCTACAAGGCGCAGGATTCTTCCATATCGCTATGGGTGCTGTTCTAGGTATCGCTGCTTACGGTCGCACTAAAGAAAAGACTGCAGCAATGGATGCTGACAAATCAGAATAAATAGAAAGTATCTTTAATATGAGGTGATAATGAAAGTTGTTATAACTGGTAATGCGAATGGCATAGGTAAAGCCATTTATGAGAAATTTAAAAGCGATAATTGGTTATGTCTTGGTTTTGATGCAGAGAACGGTAAAGATGTAAACGACACTCAAGTGATAGAAGAACTGTTGCTTGAGTGTCAAACTGCTGACGTATTCATTAACAATGCGCTGGCTAATCAAGTGGAACTTTTACAAAGAGTCCACGACATGTGGCTTGGTAAAGACAAAGTAATTGTCAATCTATCAAGCGCAGTCACCTACAAATATACACCGACACAATATCCTCCAGAGTTTTTTGGATACTATCAACACAAACAAAAACTGGATGAACTTTGTAAACAGTTGACATTAAATAGACTTCCATATATACTTAATGTTAGACCAGCTTGGGTTGATACAAAACTTGCTGAGCACATAACAGACTTCAAGATTAACGCAGAACATCTTGCGGATTTAATTTACTATCATATACAAAATAAGGAAAAGTATCAAGTAATTGATATAGTCATCAGATGAATGAATTGAAACAGTGGTCACAAGGCGAGAAAGCAAAACAAGTTACTAAGACATCAAGATACTGGGTTCATTATGAATCAGAAAAACATCTTGACATTCAGTGTGGCAATGCAGCTTTTGTTCTTGGGTATAATGATGGTGATGTTCTCAATGCTATGCGTGAACAACCCATAAATTTTTTGCGTGGAAACAGCGGTGAGTCTTGCGAAGCAAACGATGAGTTGATCAAATATGTTTGCGAAAAAGGTAACTGGGCATCTGTTGCTTGGGCTGTGAGCGGAAGCGATGCTGTTGAGACAGCGATTGCCATGAACGACTCATATTGGCAACAGCGTGGTGAGAGAAAAACTAAAATTCTTTCATTCGTTCCTGGCTATCATGGAACCACTATGTTGGCAAAACATCTTCGTGGTGAATACGCATACCTCAATCGTGTCGTGATGGTACAAGCACCGAACTGGCGCACACAAGAACAACAAGAAGAAACAGAATTACAGGCACTGCGCACTGTTAGGCAAATTCTTGAAAACAATACTGAGATCGGTTGTCTGATTATGGAAACTATGCCATGGGTCAGCGACATATCACCTTACACTAAAAACTGGTGGCAAACGATTAGAAACCTTTGCGATGAGTTTGGCATTCTTTTCGTGTTAGATGATGTTGCTTTGTGCTGGGGTAAGATGGGAACTATGTTCGGTTGGCAGTCCTATGGTGTTCAGCCTGACATCTCTGCTCTAGGCAAATCTTTTACCGCAGGATATACACCTCTCGGTGCTGCTGTTTGTAATAAACGTGTTAGTGATGTTCTATCAACTAAGTCATGGGATCACGGACATACTTGGGCACCAAACATGCAAGGTATCGCAGCATCGTTGGTCGCAACCAAGAAGATCGAAAAACTTTTACCACGTGTTGATGGCATCAAACAGCGTCTTGTTGGTATAGGTGAGTCGCTTGGTTTGACGTATCGTGGCGACTGCTTGTTTGCTTGCTATGATACCCCAACTACCTATACGTTGGCTAATTTATCCTCTGTGGGACTTGCTGCAACAATTCCAGGACTCAACTGTATTAAGGTTATATCACCTCTAATTGCTGATGATGAGTATTTTGGAGAGCTACAGACACGTTTGGAGGCTCTTGTAAGTCTAAAATAACCCTTTTTTGAGTAGGGTTATGTAAAATAGTGCTTTACTTTAATTCATCTTTCATGTATAATTATGTTATGATGATTGATAAAGGGTCTATATTATGAGTTTGTTGACAGTTGGAAACCCAAAGTTGATGAAGGGTCAAGCGCAAGGCTACCTTTCTTCGGTTCTACATTTCGCCCCTGCTAATTTGTCAGGTAAAGAAGTGTGTCCAAAAAGAACAGCTGGTTGCACATCGGCATGTTTAAATACTGCTGGTCGTGGTGGTATCTTCAAAAAAGGCGAAAGCACCAACGTAATTCAACAAGCACGTATCCGCAAGACTAAAGCATTTTTCGCTGATCGTCAAGCATTCCTCAATGAGTTGGTTGTTGAGATAATCAAAACAAAAACAAAAGCAGAAAAACAAGGACTGATTCCAGTCTTTCGTTTGAATGGTACTTCAGATCTTTCATGGGAGAAGTATGAAGTTACAAATGGTAAAAATATTTTCCAAATGTTTCCTGATGTGCAGTTCTATGACTATACAAAAATTGTTGGTCGCAAGGTTTCTCACATTAAGAACTACCACTTGACATTTTCAAATGCTGATGGTAACATCAACGATGTGTTGAAAGCGAAAGCGAATGGCATGAATATCGCTGTTGTTTTTAGAAAAGAGTTGCCAACAAAATATCTTGGCATGACAGTTATAAATGGTGATGAAACCGATCTTCGTTTTTTGGATCCAAAGGGTGTTATCGTTGGTCTCAAAGCCAAAGGTAAAGCAAAGAAAGATGTCTCAGGATTTGTTGTATGAATAAATTTAAAATGATGAAAGAAAAGAATGCGATCGACAGTGAGATTCTGTTGATAACACAAGAAGAATGCGCTGAGGTAACACAAGCAATCAGTAAGGTGTTTCGTTTCGGTATTGAGGGCGAGCACAATGGACAAACAAATCGCGAACGTCTTGAAGAAGAAATTGGCGATCTTATGTGTATGATTGACTTGTTGATTGATAATGGTGTCGTGAGCGAATCAGCTGTGATGACAGCGAAAAATGAGAAATTGAATAAATTGATGACTTGGTCCAAAATTTTTGATGAGAAATTTTAATATGAACATAGATAACTTCTTCAACAGACTTGCAGCAAACAACTCCCGCAATTTTAAGATCGAGGAACTAAACGCACAGAGCCACAACGAAACTCTGCGTGAGGTAATTCGGTTAGCACTAGATCCCTTCACACAATTCTATCAACGAAAAATTCCTGAGTACGAATTTGTTGGCGAAGGTTCTGAACATCAGACAACCTTAGAGATGGCTATACAAAATTTGTTTTATCTATCAAGTCGAGAAGTTACTGGAAATGCAGCGATTGCTCATCTCCGTGCTATCTTGTCGGGACTTGACGCTGACGATGCTAAAGTTATTGAACGAATCATTAAGAAAGATTTGTTGTGTGGTGTTGATGTGTCAACAGCCAATAAAATTTGGCCAGGACTGATTGTTGAATATCCTTGTATGCTTTGTTCACCATTTGAACAGAAGCTGATTGATAAGATTAAATTCCCAGCTTACGCTCAAATGAAAATGGATGGCATGCGCTTCAATGCCATTGTCCGTGATGGTAAGGTAGAATATCGTAGCCGAAACGGTAAAGAGATTAACTTGCTTGGAAATCTTGATGACCAATTTTTAGCAATGGCTGATGGTGGTGAGTATGTGTTTGATGGCGAATTGCTTGTAATGTTTCCAGATGAGATCCAGTTTGCTGATCGTCAGACTGGTAATGGTATTCTGAACAAAGCGAACAAGGGAACTATCTCTGTTGAAGAAGCAACACTTATTAATGCAAGTGTTTGGGATGTGATTCCGTATGTGTTGTTCTGTGATTCGTATTGCGCAACACCTTATAGTAAACGATTCAGTCAGTTGCGCACTATGCTTGAAAATGTAAAAGTCAAAGGTAAACGTGTCTGGACTGTTACGTCGACCACTGTTGACACTATTGATCAAGCCCAAGAGATTTTCCAAGAATATCTGTCACTTGGTCATGAAGGCATTATTTTGAAAGACGGATCAGGTGTTTGGGAAGATAAACGTGCCAAACACCAAATTAAGTTCAAAGGCGAACTCGAATGTGATTTAAAAATTGTTGGAACTGAACCGCACAAAAAGAAACCTGAGTGGCTCGGAGCAATTGTTTGCGAGTCAGCTGATGGTATTATTAAAGTAAATGTGGGGAGTGGATTCAATGACGAACATCGCAAGACGCTTAAAGAGAAGGATATTTTGGGGAAGATTGTCGCTATCAAATACAATGCTAAGATTAAAAATAAATCTGGTGAACAGAGTTTGTTTCTCCCAGTATTTGTCGAGATCCGCGAAGACAAAGATAACGCAGATAATTCTCAAGTGATCCAATAAAAATGCTTTACGGAAATTCATTTTCGGAGTATAATTGAGTTATGAAGATTAAACTTAAACCTTTGAAACAACGCAACTTTGTTGCAAAAGACTTGCGCACACCTAAGTATGCGATGCGAGTTGTTGTTTCTAAAAAAAGTTACAAACGTGTAAACGAATTTAAAATTATGAAGGAGAATGACTATGCCTAATTGGTGCAACAATACCGTAACGATATCACATGAAGACGCAACTAAAATTGATGCGATTGAACACGAATTGATGCGTGATAATCCTGAACTTTTCAATTCAATAATCCCACGTCCAGCAGCAGAGGAAGACTGGTATAGTTGGAACGTAAACAATTGGGGTACGAAATGGGACGCATCAATACATCAGTATGAACGTCTAGATGAGAACACAATTACTGTTGAATTTGACACAGCATGGTCGCCTCCTTCTAAGTTTTATTACACACTGCTCGATGCTGAATATACCGTAAATGGTATGTATCATGAGGGTGGTATGGCATATGCTGGCGTCTTCGAAAATGGTAACGATGACTATTATGAATATGACATGAACGATCTTAGCACTATTCAAGCTCTCCCTGAAGAACTACTTGAATGGACAGGCTTAGAACTTAGTTATGAAGACTATCATGATGAAGAATCGTATGAAAGAGTTGAGCACAATTTAGATGGAGATGAGAAGTGACAGTTCCAATGGAAAGAACAAATGCAGTATTAAATACTGAACAGTTTTTACTTGATCTTTTGAGACCTTCGGTGACGCCAAGAGTGCCGAAAGAAATACGTGAAAGAGCACGTGGGTTATTGAGACACTACCCATCTACTTTCGACATGGATGTTATCAGTGAACGTGAAGATAGTTTGACAGAACAAACTATAATGAAACACAAAGTTTTTGGAAAAGGTTACAAATGAAAGTAGTAATCAATAGATGTTTTGGTGGGTTTGGTATCTCAAATTTAGCATTTGAGAAATTACTTGAACGTAAGGGTATTGCATTCGATAAAGTTCCAGCAAAATATCCAATTCGTGGGAATGATTCAGACTACTACAAAGCAGGTAGTCCACAATCTGATGCGACATACCTAAGTGAGTATGAGTTCTATGAACAGCGCAATGACCCAGATTTGATTGCAGTGATTGAAGAATTGGGTAAAGAATCTTGGGGTTGGGCATCAGAACTAGCAATCTTGGATATTCCAGATGATGTTGAATGGCATATCAGTGAATACGATGGACTTGAACATGTAGCTGAAAATCATAGGACTTGGTCATGAAAAATTTAGAAATTCCTTTCGAGGTTGCTGATGGCATTACAAGATGCAATCTGATTGATGCGAGAAATTATCTTCAGTCAGAATTAGATCAATGGAATGCAAATCCAAAGACTGAAGATAATCCAGATGGTTATTGGTTGCATCCTGAAGATGTGGTCATTAACATGCAGTTGGTTAAAGCGATGTCATTAATTATCAATTACTATGGTGGCGAAAATGCGTAAAGAACTAGACGAAGCACTATGTGCAAAGTATCCGCTGGTCTTTAAGGATCGCAACGCAGATATGCGTACCACAGCCATGTGCTGGGGTCTTGAGTGTGGTGATGGTTGGTATAATCTTATCGATGTTCTTTGTGGTCTGTTGACTTCTGAATATCGTGGCGCACAAAGTCGTTATGAGTATCTTATGCAAGCTGGTGTCGGTGGCATTCTTTATGGAACAAAAACCGTAACACAAGAAGACATTGATCAAGCCAAAGCAAAATTGGATGAAGAAACATTGAAGGTTCCAGTTGCTGTTCAAGTAAAAGAAAAGTTCGGTGGACTTCGTTTCTATGTTCAAGCTGCAACTGATAAACATCATCAGTATATTAATTTTGCTGAAAGTATGAGTTATCGTACCTGTGAAGAGTGTGGTGCTCCAGGAAAAACATATACCGATGGTTGGCACATGACTCTGTGTGATATTCATGCTGCTATGAATGGTAAAGAAGAAGAGTATGTTTATGAGGAGAATGTATAATGTTCTATGGTAAAGATACGATTGAAGAAAACTTTGATGTTCTCCTACGCAAATTAGAACAACAAGAATTATTTTTGTTTGAGCCAATGCCTTCTTGGAAAGAAGAAAAAGAAGGTGGTAGATGGACTGATGAATTTCGTATTCGTGATGGTCATACTAAACTTGCCGATGGCACTTGGGTCACTATTCATAAAGTAACTGACTGGGTTGAGAAACTTAAGAAAGACACCAAAGAGTTGTATGAAATCAGTACAAAACAATCTCGTGAGATTTCTTTGTTAAGGAAACAAAGACGTGAGATGGAATATGGATTGCGTGTCGCACAAAAATCATTAAATACTTCTTTATCAATTAAATCAACTGGAGAAAATGAATGACCCAAGTCGCTGCATTGTTAAGACCAAGAACACGTGAAGCTGAGATTACTAAAACGCAAAAATCTAAAACTGCGCATGTAAGTTTGGTAGATTGGTATAAGATTGGTAGAGATAATCCAGCATCAGTAACATTTTACAACCAAGGTATCACCAAAGATACCATCAAAGTGAAGGTAAGTCTAGCATGAAAACTTGTGTCTTTAAAACTAATGGGCATGACTATACTGCAACAGTATCACATAACATGGTAACTGGTATGCATAACATAATCTTGAGGCAAAAGATTGAAGGTACATCTTACGACTCTAAATTCGAAATGTTTTTAGAGAACAGTGAGTTTGATAAGTTCGTGGAATTTTTAAATACAATTAACGGAAACATGAGGAGTGATTTGAAATGATATCAAGTAATAGCGGAACAGATTTTATTGCACTGGCAAAAGCCAGTGGTACTGATCCTATGGAGATTATTAATCAACCAGAGTTTAAAGAATGGCTGATTGAACACTTAGCGTCAACTGACTTGACTGTTGAGTTTACTAAAAAGGATGGTGAGAAACGACGCATGCATTGCACTAGAAATCTTGATAAGATTCCATCACTGCATCAACCATCTAGCAGCAAAACAAGCAGCACTACCGATGCTATTCCTGTTTTCGATCTTGAGAAAAGTGAGTGGCGCAGTTTTAACCTGTCGAACTTAACACGTATCGAGTGGAGTTTGACATAACATAGGAGTTACCTCTATGTCTAGCGAAGAAGAAAAGCTGAAGCATTCAAAGCGTCTTCACCAAGAAAAAGCTGCAATCAAACGACAAGTGAAGATTGCAAAAGAATATGGTGCCCCTGTAACAGAACCACATAAATTTGCCAAACGACATGCATTAAACTGTGGCAATCCTAATTGTGTAATGTGCGCAAACCCAAGAAAAGTTTTTAACGAAAAAACTATTCAAGAGCAAAAATTTGAACAAAAGGAAAAATATGATGAATCAAATATCCAATCCAGCAGATCGATTGAAGATTAAGAAAATGCTTGCTGAAATCAGCAATAGCATGACACGTGTTGATGCTGAGAAAGATCTAATCCGTGAAACAATCAAAGACATGTCTGACCAGTTTCAACTGTCTAAGAAAACTTTAAACAAAATGGCACGTGTCTACCATAAGCAAAACTTCCAACAAGAAGTTGCGGGACATGAAGAATTCGAAGCACTCTATGAACAGGTTGTAAACAATGACTAAGTATACTCTTGGGGTTCTCCCATTCATCTTCATCATTTCTTTTGTAATTTTGGTGATTGTTCTGGCACCAATTGCAGCCATCTGGTCGCTTAATACCTTGTTTGGTCTTGCTATTCCTTTTACGTTCGACACGTGGATGGCTGCATTCTTTCTCTCCGCTGTTTTCGGTGGTGGGGTGGGTGTTGCATCAAGAAAGAAATAACCCTATTCTTTGTAAGTGTATCCAACAAAGTGCTTTACTTTAATTCATCGATCAGGTATAATTATTACTTAAATGGAGATTACTAATCTATGGCTAAAATGAACACTCAGGAACGTAAGCAATTTGTGCTAGACCAAAAGGGATCCGAGCCGATGATCAACATCGATCGGTACACATATTCTTTGATGGCAGCATTAAATTACTACAACGAACAGCACGACAACAAAGAAAAGCGTAAATGGGCATTGACTTATGTAGCCAAGACCGACAAGAAACTTGCTGGTGAGTTGGATAAAATTGATGCCGATTATGAGTTTCGTTCTTATGGCACACTTGCCAGAATGATAATGCGTGGCTCACAACTTCTTGATAAAGAAACCATCTGGATGACTAATCGTCTCAGTGAACTCAAGCGATTGATTCCTGCGCCTGTGATTGTAGCCGACACTAATAAAGCGCCAGTGAATGTGATCTCTATACAAGATCGTATCGCTGAGAAAGCACGTGAGATCGCTGGCGAAATTGATGGTGGCATCGATGACTTTGTTATCGCTGGTTGCCCAAAAGATTTTGTTCTCCCAGTGTCAATCAAATCATTAAACGCACCGATCGTGAAGCACTTGATTGCAAATTACACTAAACAAAAGCAAGAACTAGAAGAAGCACTTGCTGGTACCGATGAGCAACTTAATGAAGGTTACAGCAACTTCACTAAAATTCAACTCAAGCGATTTATTGCTTTGCTTGACACAATCGTTAGTGATGCGGAGCAAGTTAAGAAAACTGTTTTCCGTAAACCACGCACTCGCAAAGTGAAACCAGCTGGTGAAGTTGTCAAGAATATGAAGTTTAAAGCCAGCGACGAAACCTATGGCATCGTTTCTGTGCAACCATACAAAATTATCGGTGCATCCGAAGTGTGGGTCTTCAATACTAAGTACAAGAAACTGCAGGTATATAAGTCACTCGACAATGACAACTTGACTGTCAAGGGAACTACTATTTTAAACTACAACACAACGACATCAATGTCTAAGACTTTACGTAAACCAGAATTGGTGAAAGGTTATGCCACTATGGGTAAACGTGCACTGAACAGTGCTTACAAAGATCTTAAGACTAAGCCCACTGTTCCAAATGGTCGGGTCAATGAAGAGTGTGTTATTTTGGCGGTATACTAATTATGATTCTTATTGATTATTCGCAAGTTGCTCTGAGCAATATTCTTTCCTTCCAGCGTGAGTTGAAATCTCAGACACCTGAAGAGGTGAAGAATCTTATTCGCCACGCTACTCTTTCTACGTTGAAGTATTACAAGAAAAAGTATGGTAAAGAATATGGCGACATGACAATTTGTTGTGATGGGCGCAACTATTGGAGACGTGAACACTTTCCACATTACAAAGCAAGTCGAAAGAAAGCACGTGATGCCAGTGATTTAGACTGGGGATTAATTTTTGATACGCTGAGCGAAATCCGTCAAGACATTATTGACCATTTCCCGTACAAGGTTATTCACATTGATCGTGCTGAAGCTGACGATGTTATTGCATCTCTTGTATATCTCACCGATGAGTTTGGTTCTGAGGTAGCTGGCAATCCAGTAATAATTATCTCAAGCGACAAAGACTTTAAGCAACTACACACTCTTAGCACAGTGAAGCAGTGGTCGCCGATGCAAAAGAAAGCAGTTGTCAGCAAACATGATGAGATTAAAAATCAAATCGTTGAGCACATTGTAAAAGGTGATGCTGGTGATGGTATTCCAAACATTTTGAGTAAAGATGATTGTTTTGTTCAAGGCATCCGTCAAACTCCAGTGAGCGCAAAGCGTCTTGCTGAATTTCTCGAGAAGGGTATTGATGCTTGTCGTAATGATGAAGAAAAACGCAATTGGCAAAGAAACCAAAGTTTGGTAGATTTCAAATACATACCTGAAGATCTAAAACAAACAATCTGGGATGCATATATAAATAACAAACCGAAAGGCAATAAAGGAACTGTTATGAACTACCTGATTGCTAATCGGTGCAGATTGTTACTAGACGATATTGAGGAATTTTAAAATGGCTAAACGTATACCTGATATACTAAAAGAAATAAATGAGAAACCTGAGTTGTTGAAAACTGTGTACGCAAACAATGGGGCACTAACTCTTTTGTTTAAGCATGCATTTGATGAGCAACACAAGTTTGTGTTGCCTGAAACTGACCCACCATACAAAGCTGAACATGCGGATCATGAAACAATGTCTCCCACGAATTTGTATTCAGAACTAAGACGTCTATACGTTTTCACTAGAACTGATATATCTAAAATTCGCAGAGAATCTTTGTTCATTCAACTGCTAGAGGGTGTGGCTCATGATGAAGCGAAGTTATTGCTTGCTGTGAAGAATCAAGAACTGCATAAATTGTATAAAAAAATTACTAAAAAATTAGTCACCGAATCGGGATATTTAAATGGATAAAAACATAACAACAATAACAAACATAGAAACAGGACTACATGCTCCTGCGGAAATCCGACAATACAACGAAAAGCAAACGATGGCTGTTGTATACAGAGAATTTGAATCAGGGCATTTACGTGCGCTTGAGTTTGTTTGGAAAGATGACAAGTGGATTTCTAGTGATGGCTTGTATGAATCCGACTACTACTTCGACAAGACAATGAACGAAGTTATCAATGTTGTACCGCATCCACGAGATGAGTAATGTTATTTGCCCTTTCCCTCCAAAAAAAGAGGGGTATGACTTAACGACTCTCAGTGGTCAAACAAGAATTAATGTGTTTTTTCTTGGATTGACCGATGGTGAGACGCTGGTGGTCACAACCAAAATAGATGACATTCCTGAGGTAATACGTAGCTTTAATCACAAAGTAGCTGTATTTGAAGCTCTGAAGAACTTGGATGACCAACGTGCTAATTTCCAAAAGGGTGCATGCTCCGTGGATGGACGATTTGGAGCCGATGGAGAGCCCAAAATTCACATACAAATAGGGCTGGCTGATCCTGAAAAATGACCCCTGTAAGGACTCCAAAACTCCTCCAAAGACCCCTAAAACCCCAAAAATAACCCTACTTCTAGTAGGGTTTTGTAATTTAGTGCTTTACTTTAATTCAATAATCGTGTATAATAGTCTTATGATGATTGATAAAGGAAATGAAATGAAAGATCTTAAAGCATACGTTGACCAGAAAAACAGCTGGAACGCTATCTTCGGTAAACGTGCCTATGACTTAAACGTGAAGGAAGATCGTCAATCGATCGCTTCAATGATTGACTCTGATCTCAGCCCTGAGAATTTGACATGCGATGGTGAGCTGCCACGTAGTCAGGTTCAAGCAAGATACAAATCTCTTACCAAGAGCGCTGAGCAGTTGTTGAAGTTAGATCCGTCTGTTACATTTTATGAATTCGCTTGAGGAGAAAACAATGAAGGGTTCTATACGTATGCTTATTGGCTTTCTGTTGGTTTTCGGTGCTGTTGGTGGTATGGACGCTGGTCCCGCTGAAGACTTTTACTATCAGATAGTGATGGCTGTTGTTGGTCTGGGATTTATGTTCTCAGGTGTTCGTGCTATGAATCGTTTTAATTAAGGAGTTATCATGGGATACTTTTCAAATCTTGAAATTGAAATTCTTGACCTCTATGAAGAGGGTGTTGAACCTACTAGTATCGCCAAAATTACTGGCGCAACTCTCACTAATGTGCTTGAGGTAATCTCGAACTTCGAGAATGATCAATACGAACCAGTTGAACCTGATGACAGCTACGCTGATGGTGAAGCACTTGCTTCAGCTGGGTTTGGTACCGATGAAGATTATGGTTATTATGGAGATGAAGAATGACAACACCTATGGTTGATGAATATTCAGAAACAATTGTATATCGTGGTGAAACATTTGACCGTACTCACGGTAGTCCCTTTGATCGTGGCTCAGCCGATAGTCACTATGGTCGCCCAAAACAACCACATTGGTATCCTGAAGGATCTTATCGTGGTACTCGCATAGAAGCAGAAGATATGCATGGCATTCAACTGCGTGCGTATGCTATGGGTTATGAATATAACGAACAATTTGGTGATAAAAAGAGTTGGGATTAAAACCCATAGTCTTACTGGAGGAATATCCGTGGCAGACTTTAAACAGCCAAAACAGCAGTCTACATCTACAGGTCGTTGCGTCCTTTGACTGAGAGACTATAAAGAAAGAGTCATAAACTGATGCAGTCTATTTTTGCTGGTTACAGACTATAAAGAAAAACCAGCACTAATTTTGAAGGAGTTGATATGACAAATCTGATGGATCGTTTTCGTAAGACTGACATGACTGAGCGTGATCTTGATAATCTTGAGTTCTTGCTGTCTGCGTCTAACAAAGTTATCGGTGACTGGTTCAGTAAAATGGAACAGGACGATATTGACTATGCCTTTGAGTTGCTTGAATTGGCAAAGTTAGAATTAGTTGATCAAGCAACTGAATTGACAGACTTGAGCCAAGCGCAAGATGTATTGTCAACAATTATGGAGAAGCGATAATGTCTAATTTGTTTGTAGGTTTCATCTTAGGTTTTATTGTAGCAACAGTGGGTGTATCTACATTTGCTGGCTACCTTGACACCAAGGCTGAACAAGCAAAAGTAATTATTAAGGAGAATGTAAAGTGAAGTTTGTATTTGTTATACTTGTACTGGCTATCTGTGTTGCTTTAGCAGGTTGCGGTACTGTCGGTGGAACTCTTGCGGGTGCAGGAGAAGATCTTAAAAAAGCAGGAGAGTGGGTTAAATCTAAATGAGGAAATATACTATGAAGAAAAGTGCATTAGCAATGGCATTGGTCGCTGTGTTTACAGTTGGCTGTGCATCCAAGGGTTCGCCCCCAACACCAGTGAAAGTTGAAAACAAGTTAGAGTTGAAACCTGACATTAAGAAAGCTGAAGCAGAGTTTCTTGAGATGTCTGGAACTTTACAACTTCAATTTTCTGAAGATGGTGACTGGGTTGTAATTAAATCATCGGGAACAGCCCCAATCAATTTTAACCACCCACAAGGTCGTGAAGATGCATTTATGCTCGCTACTATGAGAGCCAAACGCACGTTGATTGAGTTTCTTACCAATGATGTTAAGTCTGGTAAAGTTGCTGAGAACGTAACCAAAACAGCGATGCGTGATATCGTCACAAATAAAAACACAGAGGATCGTCGACGTGATTCTAAGAAAGAAAATGACTCACTATTCGGTAGCGACAACGACACCACTGGTGGAATGTATAGTGAGGAAGAACGTAAACGTGCCAGCAAGATTGCTCAGTCTGTGACTGAAACAATCAGCGACAACTCTCAGTTTATTCTGAAGGGCGCATATGTTGCTAATCGTGTTGTTGATCGTGATACAAATATGGTGTCCGTAACCTTGCTAGTTTCCAAGAAAAGCATGAACGTGGCATCACAAATTCGTACACAGATGAATGGGTTCTAAGTGAAAAAAACATTACTTGCTCTTGCGCTTGCTTCCTCATTCGCCTTTGCGGATGAGGTGACTGTAACAGGATATGGTAGCAACTATAATGCTGCTCTTGAAAATGCGAAGGTTGTTGCTCTTGAGAAGGGTGCGAGCACCTTTATCATTGCTGAATCAAACGCAAGGAATGGTAAGGTAGAAGAAAAGATTGACCAGTACAGTGGTGGTGTGATTAAATCTTACAAGATTACCAATCACTACGCAACACCACTTGGCTATGAAGTTGTTATCGTTGCCGATGTAGTGCCTAAAAACAATACACGCAAACGAACTTCAACACCACTTAATCTTGACTTTGAAGAGCATGACAAACGTGCTCGTATTGTGAATAGACTTGATAACATTGGCACAGCAGTTTATGCTAACATCGCAACACCAAACACTAAGATTGGAAGTTACGAAACAACAGTTGCGACATCTATAGAGTTGACGTGGCAACCGAAATGGTTGTCTGATGTGAAGCAGTTTACATCAACGATTAATGAACAGGGTAAGACTACTAGCAACACACATGAAAGTCTTGCTGGCGCAGCAACGACAGCGTTGATTGGTGTCAATCCATTGCTTGGAGCAATCGGATGGGAAGCGATGAAACCTGCGCCGATGAAAAATCAAGATAACATGATGGTATGCTTCGGAGCATATATTAAATCCAGTGTTGATTGTTTTAATCTTGATGTTGATATGAGGATGCCAAGAAACCCAAAGATAGTTGTCGTTGGTAAAGTTCAAGGTAATGACATAATTATACATGAGCAATATCTTGAAGACTCTAGAATGTTTCAATGGGTCAACGCAGGTGATGCCAAGTACAATAGGTTTTTCCCAAAGTATAAAACAACATACAATCAACCTGCGCTTGTGATTTATGAGAACGAACGACACACTATACCAGTCAAATTCAACATAAGCAACGATCTTGCCAGACAGTTAGAAAGCACACAAGTTTATCTTAAATAATGGAGAAAATTGATGAGAGAATATTTTAAATATCTAAATGAATTGCGCGACAGCGGGACTACTAACATGTTTGGCGCTGGACCATACCTTCAAGATGAGTTTCAACTGAACCGAGAAGAAGCAAGAATGATTATCCTTGAGTGGATGAACAATCCAAGGAAATATGAATATGAAACAAAAGTGGATTGATGCATTTATGGACACTGCGGAGAGATTCGCAGAGTTGAGTTCTGCTGTCCGACTGAAGGTAGGTGCGGTAGTTGTTCAAGAAAATCGTATCATCTCGATTGGCTACAATGGTATGCCTTCTGGATGGACAAACGAATGTGAAAATAAGATTTATGTTGATGCAACATTAGAAGAATCAATGTTATATCAGAGCAAGGTAGATGTCTACCTTGATGTAAATAAAAAATTATATGAATTAAAAACAAAAGATGAGGTTATTCATGCTGAAGCAAATGCTATATCGAAACTGGCACGTGATGGTGAGCGAGCAGCTGGTGCCACAATGTTTTGTACTCACGCACCTTGCATCCAATGCGCTAAAATCATTTACGGTGCTGGTATAAATACATTCTACTATCGTTCTCAATATCGAGACAATGACGGATTGGAGTTTTTAAAGAAATGCAATATTCAGGTAGAGCAATGTTAATGTTGGCAGTGCGGACTAGTCTTAGTCTAGCATGTCATGTGTTTGTCATAATGATGCTGGTGTCAGCAGGTGTTTCATTTACTGCAGTTTTAATTGCCATCCCAATGATTTTAGTTGGTGGCTTTGCTGTCACAGGATTTTTACATAGATCTATTGCTCATAGAACATACACAATCACCAAAGGGTGGTTAAGGAAAACGCTACTGTTCTCCTCGTTGTTCAGTTTAATCGGAACACCACTAGGATGGGCGATAGTGCATAGAATGCATCACAGAAATCTAGATGGACCAGGAGATCCTCACAGTCCATGGCAGATAGGATTCTTTAGAAGTTACTGTCACTTGTGGCAACTCGATGAGAAGACAGTTGATCTTGGTGGGTGTCGAGATATCATAACCAACCGAGAGTTGTTGTTTTTCCACAAACACTGGTTGAAGATAACTCTTGTAATTTGGTTGACTTTTTATATGATATGGGGTATGATAGGTCTATATGCGATAGGGTTAGCTGGTGTGTTTGCTTTCCATGCCTTTGGTGTTGCGAATGCGGTATGTCATTACGGAAGAGCAAGTGGTGATATCGTAGACCTACCTAAAATGAGTTGGCTAAACTTCGGTGAGAACTTTCATAGTTACCATCACAGTTTTCCTAGTGCGTATAGATTTACTGCAACAAAATCAGACCCATCGGCAACTATCATTGAGTGGTTGATGAAAAATAATTTAGCAGTAGTTCGAAAGTGATCGATTTCTGTTATAAATAGATTTGTAACCCTACTAGTAGTAGGGTCTTCCAACAAAGTGCTTTACTTTAAATCAAAAAAGGTTTATACTTCTTTTATGTTAAATTTTTCAATATCCTGTCAGAAACATCTACCACTCTTTAGTGGATGGACGATCTCACGCACAGGCTATGCGATTGAAAATAACGTGAGGGTTCGGCAAGTAAATTAACTGACACACCAGTTTACTTACCCAACCCTCTAAGATGAAAGTCTAGAGGGTTTTTTGTTTTAGGGCATCGTCCCAATCCTGTTCATTAAAAATTAGCGTACTAAAATTGTTCCCTGATAGTGTAGCGGTAACACAGTTGACTTTGACTCAACTATCGCAGGTTCGAATCCTGCTCGGGGTGCCAAAATGGGGGTGAAACTTTAAGGTGAAGTAACTGGCTTTTAACCAGTAAAACTCGGATCGTTCCCGAGCACCCCTACCAAGAATTCTTTGGTGTGACCATAACTTAATGGTAAAGTCGTGGATTGTGATTCCGCTTATCTGGGTTCAATTCCCAGTGGTCACCCCAAAGAATTTTAGTGATATAGCAAAGTGGTAATGCGCTTCCTTCATACGGAAGTTACCGTAGGTTCGAATCCTACTATCACTACCAACATCGGGCTGTTAGTATACGGGGTATTATTCCTGCCTTGCACGTAGGAGAAAAGGGTTCGAGTCCCTTACGGTCCACCAGTTATTACCGTGTAGCTCAATTGGCAGAGCTCTGGTCTCCAAAACCAGCGGTTGGCGGTTCAACTCCGTTCACGGTAGCCAGATTATGGAAGATGATGCAGGTGCGTTGGTGCGCCGACCAGCCTTGAAAACTGGGTTCTCAGAAATGGGATGGGGTTCGACTCCTCCGTCTTCCGCCAAAATTATGTGCCTCGTTAACTCAGTGGTAGAGTGTCTCTTTTACACGGAGAAGGTCGGCAGTTCGAATCTGTCACGAGGTACCAAAATTTTACCGAGGTAGCTCAGTTGGTAGAGCACTTGTTTGAAGCACAAGGTGTGGGCGGTTCGATCCCGTCTCTCGGTACCAAAAGTTATTGCCGTGTAGCTCAGAGGAAGAGCAATCGCTTGATAAGCGATAGGTCGACATTTCAAAATTGTCCATGGCAACCAGTTATATCCCAATGGCGCAATTGGTAGACGCACCTCTCTCAAAAGGAGGGTGTTGAGAGTTCGAGTCTCTCTTGGGATACCAGATTTACCTCATTAGTAAAATGGAAGATTACACTGTGCTACGAACGCAGGGGTGGAGGTTCGATTCCTTCATGAGGTGCCAGAGTTAGGAAGATGGGCAGGACGGTAATGCAGCAGTTTGCTAAACTGTAGATTCACGGAAGTGGGTCATAGGGTTCGATTCCCTAATCTTCCACCAGTTGACATTAAATATGAAGTGAGTTATGATAGTAATAGAGCGGATGTGACGGAATTGGTATACGTATCAGACTTAAAATCTGAGTTCTGTGGGTTCGACTCCCACCATCCGCACCAAAGATAGGGGCTGGTAGCTTAATGGTAAAGCAGTGAACTCATAATTCATTGAGTCCTGGTTCAATTCCAGGTCAGCCCACCAAACAGAAAGGATAGGAAATGAATGTTCTAGCACTAGACCAAAGTGGAATGCCACGGAAGTGGATAAATTTTGAAGATGCTGTTACATATCAAGCAAAGGGTATGGTAAATTGGTCACTTGGCGAAACGATTAAAGTGTTTCGTGGTGGTCACAATGATCAAGGAATTCAATCAGTAATTAGCATACCATCTATCATCGCTGTTCGTGGGTCTTCATTGAAGATGAGTGGTAAAGTTATTTTGACAAACAAATCTCTATTCAGTAGAGATAGAAATCTTTGCGCATACTGTGGTGATACATTTTCATTGTCGCATCTTTCGCGTGATCATGTTATGCCAAAGTGTGAGGGTGGTAGAGATGTATGGACAAATGTTGTTACTGCGTGTAAACCTTGTAACATAAAGAAGGGTCGTAAGATCTTAGAGACTACTACTATGAAACTTCTCTATGTTCCGTATGAGCCGAATCATTTTGAAAACATGATTCTGATGAATAGAAATATTCTTGCTGATCAGATGGAATATTTGATGTCGGGTGTTCCGAAAAATAGTAGAGTACGAAAAGATGTGGGTGTGCACTGAATGGTTAGGTAGCTGATTGCAAATCAGTTTAATGCAGGTTCGAGTCCTGTCACCCACTCCAAAGGTTTAACCCTACTCACTGTAGGGGCTTCCAAAGATAATGTTTGACATTAAATAGAGGTTCATGTATAATTACTATATTGAGTTGAAAATGCTTGATGATGTGAAAATAAACACCACTTGGCGACCACTGAGGAACAGTGGTAAAACCAAAGACCCATGCCAACATGGGTCCACCGAGTGTAAGACAGAGGGATCGGATCCCCGAGGTCGCCAGTTGAAAAATTGCTGGCAAATGTTCTTTAAAAAGGTATGCGGTTTCGTGATTGTCTGCCACGTCGGGAGACGTTAAAACAATCACACTTTGCACGATTCGTCTATCGGTTAGGACACATGGTTTTCATCCATGTAAGAGCGGTTCGACTCCGCTATCGTGTACCAGATTTAATTGCATTGGGTTGCCAAGCCAGTAGGTGATCTAGGAGAGGATAACCAATCGACGGATTGGCTCTCGCTAGGTTACATGAAAGATGGAAACGAAGTGGAGTTCTACAGGGATGTAGAATGATGAAGCGGATACGGTGGTCACGCTGGAACAACTTGAATTGTAATGTGAGAAAGCAGCCAATCGTAGGACGGCTACGTGGGCATCCGAGAACTCGGGATGCTGCTGATCATCCCAGTGTAATTAAATGTGGTATTAGTTTAGTGTTATCAAGGTATCGTCATAAGACGTTATGACTACTCGACAGTTAGGGTGCGACTGAAACTGTCTGATATAACTGCTATTCGCTTGTCAGTGCTAGCTACATTGTTGACAAATAGGCAGATAACACTAAACTAATATCATGCGTGAACGGTAACGATGGTGGTGTTGCAGCAGACTGTAAATCTGTTCCCTCTGGGTAAACAATGGTGGTTCGAATCCATCTTCACGCACCAAATGTTAGGCTCGTTCGTATAATGGTCATTACGTCGGATTGTCTATCCGATCATGGGAGTTCGATTCTCCCACGAGTCGCCAAGTTTTTATAGCGGATTAGAGAAATGGTATCTCAGCAGTCTCATACGCTGCAGTTGGTGGTTCGACTCCATCATCCGCAACCAGTTAGTCAGCCCTATTAGTATAATGGTATTACACCTGTTTTGTAATCAGGTTACGGCAGTTCGATTCTGTCATGGGGCACCATTCGTTTGTTTTGATTTTTAGTATAGGAAAGAAAATGGAAAAAGTTACACTTCGTAAAGCAAATGCAATTCAAGGCGAGATCCGTAGATTGATCGCAAGTAAAAATGCTAGTGAATCAATTAGCATCACGGAATTCACTGCAGATGTTGCAGAAGTTCTTGAGAAAGCAATGGATAATTTTGCTGTTGATGTTACACGTAAGGTAGCATTAAACACAGCATTGTATAACATTCGTAAGAGTGTTTCTCGGGCAAATGCCACTTCTGGCATCAGCGATCTACTTGCTGATATTGAGTTGATCGATGCAACTATGGCAATCTACAGTGGCATTAGCACTAAAGAAGTAGCTAAGTCTTTGACTGAGATTAATGCACGTGTTGAGAAAGTTAAAGCAGCACCAGCAGAAACACGTATGTATGGTCGTTACGATAATGTTGAAACATCTGTTGTTGAACAGAGCACTATCGACATTGCCAAAGATACAGTTAAAAAATTAAAACGTGAGAAGCAAAATGCTTCTGACAAACTATTGACGTTGAATGTCAATACAACAATTGACATCTCTGATGTCGATGCGATGGTTTTGAAAGTAGAAGGTATTATTTAAGTTTTGAGGGACAATGCGTAGAGGATAGGGAATAGAGCAAAAAACTAATACTTAAAAGTATTGGCTTTGGTCTTGAAAACCAACTCCTGACAAATTCGTCCAACCTTGTTGTTGCTCCACGATACACTAGACTGTTATAGTCGCTGCTTATTGCTTCGTGTTGTATAACTCTTGTGGGCTGTCCATTGCATATTGCACACTGCAAATTGCTTTGCGACTATTCGCTTGAATTGAAACATTGTTCCTCACCCTGTTAGCCCCGATGACGGAATTGGTATACGTGTTGGTCTTAGAAGCCAAATTTTGAGAGTTCGAGTCTCTCTTGGGGCACCAATTTTATTCCGCAGTAGCTCAGTCGGTAGAGTAGATGACTGTTAATCATTTGGTCGGTGGTTCGAGCCCACCCTGTGGAGCCAATTTTAATCCGAGTGTAGGATAGTCTGGTTCATTCCGCTTGCTTTGGGAGCAAGATGTCGCAGGTTCGAATCCTGCCACTCGGACCATGCAATTTAATAAACTTTACAATTTAGTTTTAGAAGAATATAATAGAATTATCGCAGGATTAGTTTAATGGTAAAATGTCTTCCTTCCAAGTAGATGTCATCAGTTCGATTCTGATATCCTGCTCCATTAACATACGGCATTCGTTCAACGGATAGGACATGGTTCTTCTAAAGCCAGAATGGTGGTTCGATTCCTCCATGCCGTACCAGCCTAAATAGTATATGGACAATAATCTAAGGAACTAAACGTGATAAACTTACAACATAAAATTTCAAATCCCTTCTCTAAATATTATTCATGGGATAAGATGCCAGACAAATATTCGTCTGAGGGTTTAATCAGAAAGCAATTATCCGAAGAGTTGTTGGGTTGGTTAGAAAACATGGATTTATACATCGCAGAAGCCAGAGCGGTGAACTTATTTCCGTCAACAACAGTACCAATTTTAGTACAAGCTGATTTTTGCACTATCGGATCCTCTGCCAAATTGGTAATTATTTGCCCAGAAGATGCGACGATACTATACAACAAGTATGTTATCAAAGATGGAATAGAAGTTTCAGTTGACAACTATGAATCGTTGTTATCTAATCCTGGCGACATCGAAGAAACAAAATTTAAAACGATACCACATGGCTGGAATATTTCACCCGATGCAGTGACACACGATAGTTCTACAGAACTTGTGGCAGGTGATACATATTTACTTGAAACAGGCACACCCCACTCAATAACATGTAGAGATAATTGTAGAACAAGGTATATTGAATTGTCTATCTACAATCGCAATACTTTCGTTCCCGATGTATACGGTATCTCATATAATGCAGCGAAAGATCTGCTATGTACGCCCAAGACCTAACATTACCATGGGACTATCCCTTAGCATCAAAAGAATTATTTGATGCCTTACCACGACCAGACATCTCTATTCGCGAAACATGGCATAGAGTTGATTTACCAGCGTCAGATCTAAATCAAGAATTAGTTAATTGGTTATTCGATAGGGGACTTACTGTCCCCTATTTTGATATTTTTATACAACCACCAAAATGGACAATGCATATACACATTGATCAACATGATGTGTATGACAATGCTGCAAAATTAAATTTTTCTTATTGTGATTCTGAAGGTTACAATAAAATGCGTTGGTATGAAGCTGAAGATCACACCTCAGAGATAAAAGGTAATGCTGGAGGATTTTATAGAAACTGGGAACCACATCATGCTTCTATGGTTTACGAGCACACTATAAAAACACCAACTCTCGTAAATGTGGGCAAACCACACAACGTGCATAATTCAACAGATTCGCCAAGGATATGTATATCATTGCCATTGATTAAAACAAAAGACATACCAGAACATATAGATGATACCACTCGAGTAGATTGTTTACAGTGGGATGATGCTATGGAAATTTTCAAGGATTGTATATGTCAAAATACTATTTCCACTTAAAAAATGTGCCAGTGAAACACCCTCTATCCGAGGAGGGACAGATATGGTTTGATGCTTTATCAGATTATTGTCATGTGGTTGTGCCGAATGGATATTTTTCTGATGAATTGCTCAAATGGGTAGACTCAGTTGGGTTAGAGGTGAGAGGTGGTGAAGTATTCGGTATGCCAGCAAACTATGTCATGGGTGTACATGTTGATGGTGAATATTTCCAAGAAAAATGTAAACTCAACTGGGCATATTGCGATGGTGAACACTATAATACATGGTACACACCAAATAGTAACTGGAAAAAAACATCACTCGCTGAAGTGCAATCTGATGGTGTGTTAGATGATTATAGTTATGTTTTCGAACAAGATGAAATAGATGAAGTGGATAGATGCACTTTACATAATCCATCAGCAGTTAATTCTGGCCAACCACATGGCGTAATAACAACTACCCATCCACGTAAAAGTGTTGCTGTTACTGTATTTAAAAAGGGACACATACCGATACAAAAAGATTGGGGTATACAGTACGATGAGTTGAAAGAAATGTTAAATGAGTATTTACTGTAATCACTTAGACATAAGTTTCAATCCATTAAAAGATATGTCATATATCAAGCGTTGGCCAACTGACGTATATGGAATGTATAGCATTGATAGATCAGAAGCAAGCGATGAGATGGTTGAACTATTGAAAAAGAATAAAGTTGTTCGTTTTTCTATAGAAGCATTTTGTTGTCCTGCCAACTATAAACTGGCAGTGCACTGTGATGATGATTACTTTGGTAAATATTCAAAGGTTAATTTTGTGTATAGCGAAGATCCAAATCACACAATGGACTGGTATGAACCAAACGAAAAATGGGTAGAAGAAGAACGAAAACAATATACACTTTATGAAAATAAAGATGACCCCAATGATCAAGATCTTGAGAGTTCACCCCATTATTGGTTTAACGATGATGAACTGACTTTAGTGCATCAAGAAACAATTAGAGTTGCTCAAATAAATGCTGGGTTACCACATGGAGTGACAACTGGCACAACGAATAGAATTTGTATATCTTTCATACTCGAAATGGCAGATGGAAATATGATGGACATTGATAATGTATTTCAAACATCTTAAACTTGACATACCACCAATCTTAGATCTGTCTGTCATGAGTCAGTTGCCAGACAAGGGACACATAGTAATCAACACCAGCTATATAAACAAAGATCTAATACATTTTATGTACGATCGTGGCATAAACATTAAAAATGTAGATGTGTTTTGCTCACCACCTGGATTTGAGTTGGGTATTCATGTTGATGGTATAAAGTTAGATGGGTGCGTAGCTATCAATTGGGCATACTGTGATGAAGCAGGTGCCATGATGCAGTGGTGGAAACCCAAAAGCGATGTTAAAAAAGTTGTAGATCCCATCAAACAAGAAGATGCGTATAAGATTGCCACGACACCATACGCACTCGGATGGGGAAAAGATGAAGTTGATTTTATAACAGAAGTTGAAGTTAGACAACCAACGCTAGTTAACATTGGTGTGCCACACGGCATGATAAATAACACTAACAGCTACAGGAAGGCATTGTCTATAACATGGAAGTATAATGGTGAAGATCTTCAATGGGACGATGCTATGAGATTATTGAATGATATTATAGAGGAGTAAATTATGGACAATGCGTATGTCGTTGGCTATGGTATGATTGATGTTTTGGGAAATAATCCCAAAGATTGTTTTATGCGCATGCTAGATAATAATGATTATAGCACCGTATTGCCACATATGGTCGAAGAGAATCATAAAATACAGAATGGATATGTGGTTGATGAATCCTTGCTAACACTACCCGAAAACTGGGAAAGTAAGGGAACTACTAAACTACAACGAATGGCAATGCACGCTACGAATCAAGCATTGCTTCACGCTCAACTGCCACACTCATCTAATGTGGCAGTTTTGTTTTCGACTTGCTCCAATGACACTGAAACATTGGAAGATTCATTTCCAAAGTTGCTGGCCAACAAACGAATAAACCCAAGAGTAATTGTAAATCGTATACCAGATATGGCATGTGCCCACATCAGCAGCCACTGGCAGTTTATGGGATTAAGCACATCGCTGTTTGCTAGTTGCGCAACAGGCATATTGACCATAGACTATGCCATGCGCATGCTCGATGAATATGATTATGTCGTTTGCGGTGCAGGTGACGCAGGAACATTTAGAGTGGCACTTAAATACTTCAATGGTATAGGTGCGCTGGGAAATAAGAATATGCCCTTTGATGATGCACGTGAGGGATTTGTCATGGGTGATGGCGCAGGTGTGTTAATCCTAGCATCACGAAAGAGTGTTGAGAAATATGGTTCAAAGGTTCATGCTACGTTATATCCTGCTGGTATCGCAAGTGATGCGTTTGATCAAACATCACCAGCACAGGATGGACGTGGTGCCACGCTGGCATTGAACAAAGCCATGGAGCAACTGGGCTTCGACAAAAGAATTGATGCTATCTCTGCTCATGCCACAAGTACACCTGCAGGGGACATCGTTGAGTATAATGTGTTGACCAAGCACGTGATGGGTGTTCCGATTTATGCACCCAAGTCAAAGATAGGACACACGCTGGCAGGTGCAGGTATACTTGAAACAATCTATGCTATTGAGTCAATGAAGACTGGTCTTATTCCGCACATACAAAACAGTGGTAACACCAGCATGGATGTCAGCAAAAGTTTAGTAAAATCAAATACGCTTTACAAAAATAAACCAACCCTGCGCACACTGAACAACAGCTTCGGTTTCGGTGGTAAATGCGCAAGCCAAATAGTGGAGGTAAAATATGGCAACTAAGAATGACATAACAGGTGATGAAATCAAGTCAAAGGCAAATAGCAATGCATATGGAAGTAACTACGATAAGATCTTCAGAACCAAAAGAGAGATCGAAGATGACAAAGCATGGGATGAAGCATTTAATCGTGTAGAAGAACAGATGAAAAGAACATCACTTGCCGACCAAGCAGAATATGAAGAAGCATCTTTACAAGAAGCAGAAGAATTCGCCAAGAACAGACAATATCGATACACAGGAGAATGACAATGGAAAATGAAAACAAACCAGAACAAGAAGAACTTGTTGAGATGACACTCGGTGAGATGAGTCCATTGAAACTTGCCATGGAACTTAAGAAAGCCAAGAAGAAAGCACGTAAGAAGTTGGAATCTGAGGGTTTCCCAAAGGCAGCAGCATCCAAACTTGTGAAGACCGCACTCAAGCGTATCGTTTCCAACAAACCAGTGCGTAAAGCATCAGGTCGTGGAAGATAGGTTTACACAAATTCACTAATCAAGTATAATCAACTATAAAGAGGTATAAAGATGTACAAGGTAAATTTTCGTGAGCAGTTGACCAGTGCTCACTTGTATAAAATCTTCAAAAATGTAAGCGTAGCCGAATCTTTTATACAGACACTGGGTGCCCACTTCATTTCAATGGAGATTTTAGATGAACAAGACATGCAATTATCAGCTGATTAAGTTTCGCGATGCTGGTATGAACTCGTATACGTATTTTTGGACAAACGAAAAGAAAACAGTGAGTCCATATTTTGATAGCGAACAAGATGCACACGCATGGTTAAAGAATGAGCCAGCATGTGATGTGGTACAACCAAAAACCCGATGGGTAACAGACTGCGAATAAGCACATGACACTGAGAGATCTATTATTCGAGCGTATCCTTTTCCTTGTAGATGAGGATGATTTAAGAGAAAAATACGAACTCACTGAGGAAGGTGTCGCCGATCTTTCAGATCTAGATTTGTTGGAATTGTTTGAGGATGTACATGGACTCAATGGTAGTTTATACGAATAAGGTGAGGGGGTAATGAAATTATATGAAGTATCTTATCTAAACAATGACAATGTGGAAGTCACAGAAGTCTATACCGAAGCCGAGATTATCCAAGAATATTGGAAGTATTGGTACGGTAAGATGGTTGAAAAGTTCGGCGAAGGTCATGAGGACATCACCATTGAAAACTGTATAGATGACTGGGTAGTGGTCAACTGGGCAGTGGATGTATCCATTCCAATTTAAAGGAAGCAAATGAAACAACATTTTCATCGTGAAGACATAGAGAAAATCCAAGCAGTTCTGAATAAATTCCCACACGTGGCGAGTTTCGAACTAGAAATAATCAATGAATCAGGCATCGGCACCATTGGATATATGATACTTCCAACAACGGTAAATGACCTACAAGGTGAGTTTAGGATTGAAATTTGGGGAAGTGAGAACTGGTAATGGCATCACTTGAAAAATACTTTGCCGAACGGGATAAGAATAAACCAGCACCGAGATGGGTCTATGGTGATCGAATCACAGGTAAGATTGGTAAGATTCCAGTAATGGGCATGGTGATTCGTGAAAACTACGATGAGCCAGATATGGTTCTTGTTCATCTGGATCTGCCAGTGAAGCAAGAGGGTGAATATAGATGGGTAATGAATATACCTGCCAAGGGTATGAAACGATTGAAGGAAAGTGAATGAGTTTAGATGTAGATTTAATAGTGACGCAACCGACCAGTGTGTTCTCTCGTAACATTACGCATAATCTAAACACCATGGCCATGGTAGTTGAGTTGTCCAATGGTAAGACACTGTATGATGTGATGTGGCGTCCCGATGAGCATGGATTCAAGTATGCCCAAGATATAGCAGAATTGCTTGACGAGGGCTGGAACATTCTACTCTCAGATCCAACAAAGTTTAAGATGTTCAATCCATCCAATGGCTGGGGTAGCTATGAAGGTCTATGTGACTTTGTCTATAATTACCGTAATGCATGCTGGGAGAATCCAGAGGCAGAATTAAGAGTGTCACGATGAAAGTAAATGACCACTACAGGTCACAGGACCGAACATATAGCGTAGTTGAAGTATGGGTTGAAGAGGGGCATGAATGGGTTCGCTATAAGGATATTCACACGAAGTATGAATACACATGTTATAGGGAAGCGTTTGAAGCAAGATTCTCAAGGACAGTCAATGAATAAGATAGAAGCAAGGATGCGTGAGTTGATGGAGCCAATCAATAGGCAAATAATGATGTGTGACAATAGGGAAGATCTACTAATGTTATCGTGTGCCATGATGACTACCGTGAAGGATATCTTTGATCAAGAGCTGACTGAAGAGGGACGAAGGAAGATGTTCGCTCAATATGCTCATGGTGGTGAACGCTGGTGGGGTAGTGATCGCGAGTGGTGAAAATGTTGGATATGTATTTATAGCATGCCAGGAATCTACAAAAAGAAGCAGTGTCCCACATGTGGCACGGAACACAGGAAGAAAGGCGCATACTGCTCTCGCTCATGCGGAAACCATCGCACATTTGATGACGCAGCGAAGGTAAAACTCAGTCTGGCTCAACAAAATTTCCTTCAATCAGAGGCAGGTGAGGAACAAAAGTATCGCCTACAGCAGATGGCTAAGAAACGTGAGTTGGACTGGCATATTACACCCCCAGTGGACCGAGGTGGCGAGGTTCTAGATGGTGATTTTTGGGTCGAAGGGGACTAAAATCCTTTAAAACCAAGGACTTACATTACTTTCTCGGATTCTAGACCCTGTGGAGACCCAAAAAACCCTACTTTGCGTAGGGTTTTTCACAAATAATGCTTTACTTTAATTCACATCCAAGGTATACTTATGTTATTGTGATAGAAAATGTGAAAAAGGAAAAAATTATGTCTAAAATCGCCGTAAAAGTTAAGACCGATAAGCGCTCTAACAAATCTGAGATCTCCTTCGGTGACAAAATCGTTAAGACTGGCAAGACTGGTCGCGAACTCGAGATGGTTGTTGAGTACCACTATAAAAAGCTGACTGGCGAGAAGGTTTCCTATGACATGATCATGGGTTCTGGTGTTTCTACTGAATCTAAGAACGATAAATTCTCTATCAACCAGCGCTTTGACTTCGTTGAGAAGTTGGTCGCGATGGTTGCTTCTGGCGTACAACCCTCTGCCGTGATTACTGGCGAAGGTGGCTTGGGTAAGACCTATACTGTGACCAAGACTTTAGAAAAAGCTGGTTACAAGGATATCAGCGACTTGGCTGACTTTCAAGTGGGCTCCATTGTTAACATGCGTAAGTGCTTTACCTTTGTTAAGGGTTATAGCACTGCCAAGGGTTTGTACCGCACGCTGTTTGAAAACAACAAGGGCATTATTGTGTTTGATGACTGTGATTCAGTTCTCAAGGACGAAGTTGCCAAGAACTTGTTGAAAGGTGCCCTTGATTCTTATGGTAAGCGTATCATTTCTTGGAACGCTGACATGCGTGAAGATGACCTGCCACGTAGCTTTGAGTTCACTGGTCGTGTTATCTTTATTTCTAACCTCGACGAAGGCAAAATCGACCAAGCCATCCGCTCACGTTCTATGATGATTGACCTCAGCATGAACACTGACCAGAAGATTGAGCGCATGGAAACTATCGCTTTGACTGAAGAGTTTCTGCCTGAGTACTCTAAGGAAATCATCGCTGATGCCTTGGGTCTGATTCGTGAAATCAAGGAAGAAGTAAAAGAGATCTCTTTGCGTACTCTTATCTCTGTGTCTAAGGTTCGTGCCAGCAACGACCAGTGGAAAGACCTTGCTACATACATGTTGACTGCTTAATAGGAGAAGAAAATGATTGAAGTAAAAGTGAATGGCGTATCCTTCTATACATCTAAGCGTGCTCTGCGTGAGCGTCGTGTTGGAAGTGATAGTAACCTCAACGTGGCATTGAGCCAGATGTATGAGAACATGTTTAATGCGGTGGGCATCCATAGCACCATAACCTTATATGATAGCAAGATGCGTAGACATACCTATGACATATCCATACGTAAATAAATTTGCTTCCAAAGTTGACGAAGCGTATAATAACAGTGTTGGGGTTTGAGTATGAACATCTGGTTTAGCAGAAAAACTGCCAAGGAAGAACTAAAAGATACCCTGTTCTTCTCTGGTATGACATATGGTGAATGGACTAAGGGTAAGGATGGCTACTCCATAGAGTGTAGTCTAGGTAAAGTAGAAGTCCGCAGTCTGTATGACATACGTGTAAATGGTAAGAAGGTTGGCAGTCCTACACAGTTTAAGCGTG